GTGTTCATCCGCATACTTAGGATGAATGCTCTTGAACGACGGCAGATGATGCGTAACAACTACACAAGGACCATCCACGATTTGCGTGCCGATATAGGCAAGTGTCCTTCTATGTTCATAAAAAGACATAGAAGGAGTAAACTTGAAGTAGTTACCCACAGAATCTCTATACTTGATAAGGCGAAAGTCGTTCATACCAAACCGAAGTTTTTCTTCTGTGACAATACACCCTTTGTTATTGTCAGTCCAAAGAGTAGCACCAATAAACTTTACATCATATATGGTGATAGTCTCGTTGTCTAGAAAATGAAGATTACTTGGAACATGCTCTGCCAAGCACTCTCGAATAACATTCGCCGTGTCATTGAATGTGTGTTTATAGTGTTCATGATTGCCCATGATGTAAATCACATTCTGGAACTTAGAAGCACAGTCTTTGAAAAAGTTTATTGCGTTCTTACGCTCGATAGGTAGAGGCGTAAAGTCATCGATAACCTTTAGATGTCTGGCGCAACAGATATCACCAGCCAGCACCAGCACATCCGCACCAGCATTGTCGATGCTGGCCTCATGGCCAAACTCCAAATGGATATCTGATACTAGCTGGATTTTCATCACTCATAGTCCTTTGCACCAAGAGTCATAAACAACCATTCTACCTTACTCTCTAACTGTTCAATTGTCAAATCTTTACAATTAAACTCCAGATTGATATAATCATCATTTACCTCAAACTGTAGTTTACAAGCATATCCTTCTGGATATGGCATCTTATACTGAGAGAAATCATAATAATATACATTTATGAAATACCGTTTACCAGTTTCACTGTATATACACTTCTGATAACCACCATTAGATTTACTAAGATGATCTTCGAAGAATTTATATCCAGCAGCAAGTAGTTCTTCCCTATTCATCTTCTACCTCTACTCAATTATTTCAAATACATGAATAACTATAGCGATACCAAGAATGTTCTTGGTGTGTAGTGTTTTGATATGATGATAATGTCTCTTATCATAATCCTTGATAATTTCACCCGTAGGATAAATTACAAACTCACGTTCTTTCATTTTGTTATCTGGTTTGACCAGACCCCATACGTGAAGATAGTCTCCCTGAAAGTCAATGTCAAGAATATCTATTCCTTTTTGCATCTTTACTTTAAAAGGAACACAAAATTCTGGTGTGCCCATGTTATATTTGTATATAACTTTCTTCATCGAAGATCAATCCTCTTTATAAAATATCCCAACAAGAATTGCGGCAAGAGTGATTGACCCTACCGCAATTCCAAGATATATAAACGTCCAGTTAAAAGCCTCAACCATTTTCTGTGGTTGCCTTTTCCTCTTCCTGCCACGCCAACCAATTCTCATACTCTGGCATGAGCATATCCTTCAAATCCTCTGACATACCTTCGTCCCAATTCTCATCAGAGAAGTCATACTCTACATATTCATCGCCATATTCGTCCGTCCAGATGCCAGCAAAACACATGCCAGGTTCATGATACATAGCTTCCACAGTATAACCAAGACCATTGAGATGCTCATAGAAGCCAAGGGGCGGACCCCATGCAGTGTCAAACCATGTAGTCACCATGTCCTCTGAAACTTCATGATCTGGTTCACTAACGTCCCACTTAGTTCCCCAATTGTTGACATTCCAATCATACCAATCAGATGAACCATACTTCTCAATATTGCTCTTGGCAATATCAGGAGAGGACACAGGAGATGACATTTCCGTAAGTTCAACAGGAGTCGGAAGAAAATATCCGAACAACCCATCACTCTTACATGCTTCAACAAACTTCTGAACCATAGCAGGATCAGAATGAGAAACCGTAAGATTATTTTCACACCAGTTAGGCATTTGTCATCTCCTGTGGTTGATGATTTATATTATCACATTAGACTAGAGTGTCAAGCAACATTCTTGAAATAATCTAGTTTAACCTTCTCGTTATAATCTTCGTCCATCCATCCGGCTTCCCAATCATCATACTCGATGGTATCTTCCTTGAAAGGATTATCAGAAAGAGTGAAGTAATCGTGAAACGCATTGACGCCAGCGATATAAGCTAGAGTTGACATATCATAATGCTTCATATTTTTTCTCCTTTAGACAGTTTCGAACTTGTTCTTCAACCTTACATACTCTTTATACTCTGGATCATTTGACGTGTCAAGCAGTTTGTTGGGAGAATTATCTTTTGCATCCCAATTTTTCTTTGTGTCATCAGCACCATACTTACCCACAAAATCCTTCATACGTCCATAAAAGAATTCTGTGCGCTTCTTATCATCCTTCCAGAAATCTACCCCATAGGCACGAACGATCATCTGACCATTTTTAGCCTGAAAAATTTCATAGACATATTCAAGGTCGCCATGATCTTCTGGTGAATGTGTCAGACGAAAATCACCAGAATTTGTTTTATTTGCCGCAATGAAAGATGCAGCAAACTCATCAGCCTCATAACGTGGCAAGTCCCATGCCTTGTCTAGAGTATTAACTAGTGAGTCTGCCGCTCCTTCTGGATAGTTATCCCAATGACTGTAGACACAATACTGACGGTCATGATCTTCCAGACCGTCCTTGAAGACATATACTGCACGAGTTCCCATTTTCTCACCTCTCACTTATAAAGGACGACAGTTTCGTCAGTGTCTTTACGTTCACAGTAGATACCAGCATCATCTAATGCCGATAAAATATCACGATATTCTGTTTCATGAAAGCCTTTTCCGGCGACACGACGGCACAGAAGATCATACAAAAATTCTGCCTGATTTCTGGTCATCGTAAGATTTACAGCTTCAACCATTTTCACAGTGACACTAGCCATAGTTATCTCCATCTCTTATGATATGAATGTATCAGCTACGTTCGATCCTGTCAAGCAGATTTTTCAAAAATTCTGCCTCTGCTACTGCACCTTTTTGTAGTCCCTTGAAATACTGATCTTTCAGAGGGTCTTGTGCTGCATAGTTTTCTCTGCTACGAAGACGCTCATACAAAATGTCCTTGATTTGCGTCAAGGCTTCTGTAGGGTCTTTGGAAAGAAAGTCAGACATGTTTACTTTCACACCTGCAACCATTGACCACCATATGGCAGTTCAATGACCATTTTATCTTCATCATTGAATGTTTCAAAATCATCAAGTTCCCATGACTTTGTTGTCTCATTCCAGGCAAGATCACCCATATTGGGTAATTGACATTCAATGATCCATTTCATTTTACCACCTCGTCCAGTTCTGTTCAATCATAAGGATAGTCGTTGTATATGTCTGACAATCATCAGACACATGTGTTTCTGTAAAAATACCATGATTTGGCTTGATTCTACGTGCTTGCCACATGATATATTTGAGGTTGCCCTTGAACCTTTTATACATTACTTGACTCCTTTTGCTCGTTCATTCATGATCCTGGCATACAAAACAAACTCTGTGTTATGGCGAGGATAATGAAATGCACATATGTTGTATTCATTCGCATGATGAAACCGTGAAAGCTTTGGGTTATCTCCAATCTTGATCCACTGTCCCTTCTGAAGATTAATCTTTCCCTGACGAATAGCGTCTGCTACACCAGGAGCATAAACATCGATAGCCTTCTGATACTTTGCCATGTTCTTTCTCCTTAGATTACTGAATTGCTGTAGAACGCATCATATAAAGCAGACTGTGCTTCATATGTCACTTTCTTTCCAATCTTCAATGTGCCTTTATAAACACATCCGAATTGTCTGCCACGCTCATAGCTTTCTCTATCACGAACAGAGTCATAATAAGCGTCATAGTCCATGGGAATACCATTTTGAGCCTCCTTGAACCCTCGCACGAATGGTGCTTTGTGAATGATCTGTTTTGCAGTAACAGTTTTTCCTGTAAATCCCTGCGCTGTCATTTCATCCTCCGTTGATAATCCTTTTTATACCGGATCGGTTACGGTGTCAAGCCTCTTTTTCATTTTCTTGAGATAATCTTCTACAAGAGAACAAGACACAGATGCTCTCACATGACGTTCACCATCACTACCCGTGAATGAAGACAGAACAAAACCACCTGTGGAACATGTGCTGTTCTTATCATAAAGATGCTGATATGCCAAGGACTTCATAAAATTAATAAGACCATCCTTGTCATATTCTGACATGCTCTTATTCATCATGAGAACAACATTGGCAGTGTGTTCAAAGTCATAGTCATCGAAGATCATTTTTGTTTCTCCTTGCTATCTGGTTCTCATTGAACCTATACACACTGTAGATGACTATTACGATAAATGCAACTGTTTCTACAAATTCCAGGTCGATTTCGTAAAAAAAAGGTGGAAAACATTCGTATGCATAAGCACAAGCTTCATTCCATTCACGAAGATATTGTTCAAGTTTCATGTTATTCTCCATTCACGATTTCAATATCATCAATTTCCCACGAAAATGAGTCCTTGTCAATCAGATATCTACTTTGATCGTCAATATTTAAAAAATAATCCTCAACCTCATTATGTTCCATAATATCATCAGGAACATCAATCTCATAGGTTTCATAGACAACAGCACGAACCGTGATCTTAGCTTTAGCCATGATACTTCTCCTTACGAGTGTAAGACCCCTTGCCCTTTTTAGGACGAACGATCCGTTGTTTGAACATACCAGATTTCAGTTCTTTTGCAAGAGGATTTTTCATCACCATTCCTCATTATCTTCGTTTTCTCTTACAGCATCATATGCCTTTTGACTTGTAATAAGTTCATCCATAATAATACCATGCATCCACGGAGGAATGTCAAGAGGTTCATTACTGCCATCCAGAAACAGACGAATATCATCAATCTGATATTCAATGCCTTCAGCAGGATAACAATCTTCTGGTAATCCATAAGTTCTTGCAGGATATCCAGGTGACGTTACTGTATAGTCAAACTCAATCACGAAGTCCGTATTGAGAAAACATTCACAGATTTGTGCTGTAGACATTGTGGCCTCCATTGATGGTGTGTTATCGCATATCCATTATGACATGTCAATCCTCAATTCTTTCTTCACCGAAAAAATCCAGATATTCTTCATTCGTCATAAGTTCTTCACAATATGCCCACAGATCGCCATCTTGCCATAAACGCCAAACCTTGCCTTCTTCATCACGATAGATGGCGCTATCAAGAATGGTCTGCCATGCATCCCAATAAAACTCATTATCTTCTACATCTGGACCTAAAGCACAAATCTGACTATCCTCATAGCTTACTTCCCACATATCAGCAAATTGTTCTACAAAATACTTTGGAATGTAGACGCCATTACGATCAGAAAGAATCAATTCTATTCCAGACATATTATTCTCCTTTACCCCATTGATTTGCCATAGCATCAGCGATGCCGGTGAATGTTCTGCTTCGTTCCTTCCACCTGTTTTCTCCAGGAGGCATTTTGTGTATTCTCTGTTCTCTTCCTTCGACTATATTAGTCGGAACAAGCGGTGTCAATCCCTTTAACCACAGACATGTTGCTTTTGTTTCACCATGCCCGAATTGCCATGGCTGAATAGTCTGATCTGGTTTTCGCCATAGTGAAGACATGATACATACAGGATTTTCTATGGCGATCTTTGGAATGTCAACTTTGGCAAGCATCATAAAGAAAGAGACAGCAGATTGTTGTCTACCATCCATTTTCTTTGCTTCAAAATGCCTTGCTCCACTGACAGAAAGATGAGTGCAGGGAGGATGTGCTATCATCATATCCCATGGATAGTCCAATACATCCTTGACATCTCCCTGATAATGTGGTCCAGGTGTCTCTGTTTCCAATAGATCGCATGACATAGCATCATGTCCTAATGCAAGGAATGCATTCCTGACGATTCCACTATATTCACACGCAATCAATACTTTCATTATTCTACTTCCGTGATTTCTACATTGAACCATTCATTTTCAATGTTATCCCAATAATAGTCAGTTACTTCGTTTATAGTTTCAGGCTTTTCTACTCCACGAAATTCACCATCAAAATATTCGTCTGCGATAGATTGACGCCATGCCTCAATCTTGTCATAGCTATCAAACACTCGCACCTCATTACCATGACGATGTTCATAAATTCCTACATAGACTTTCATTTTCATTCTCCCGAGATGATTGATATGATTGCCAAAACTACAGGGATTGCAAAAGACAATCCTACGATTACATCACCGAACATACCGTTTCACCTTGATTTTGTCTCTGACGATTTTTGTAGTATAATCAATTTTTCGAACCGTTCAAGAGTTTTTTTCAGTTTTGACAAAATATTTTTACCGTGCAACAGTGAAATCGTCTGACCACCAAAAATCTGTGTCGTCATACGACCAAAAATCGTATGGCTACACAATACTATTCTACTAAACTAATAGACTAAATCTAGTATATATTCGAATGACTACGTATGTCAACGAATGCAAACAAATGTATACACAACCTTAACCATAAATCAAAAAATGTTGTCAATTCGTTTGCTTATGTTTGTTAAAAAACATTCAAATATTTGTCATCAAAAACAAAATTATTTCAATAATCAAAAATCAAATAAAATCAATAACTTATGTCATATAAAGTTAATTCTATTGACATTTTAATTATAAGTATGTTAGCATGGTGTTCTAAAACCAATAATGTATAAAATATGCATTTTTAACCCTAATAAAAACAATAACTTACGATGCATTTTTTATTCTGTCAAAGGAGGACAGTATGATTTATAATATGCTAGTCATTATAATCATGAGTTCACTGATAATAATCCTTTTCAGTATAGTTTTGGCGTTATCAATTAATCCTGTAAGTTTTTGATGCCTGGTTCTGGCACAAGAGTAAGGTTATATTCTTAGGTTAGAAGATAACTCAGAAGGTTGTAACAATAAGGTCAAGGTCAAGGCTAATTGTAAGGTTCAAAGGTCTAAAGGTCCAAAGGTCGAAAAAATATTCGACTACCCACTTGACAAGGAGTGCTTCATGGATTATTATATTGTCATCGTGGAAATGGTTCCACGATTGATTATTTCTAATATGAAAGGTGAATAAAATATGGCTACAACTACAATGACCGAACGTCTAGCAAAGGCTCTTGAGAAGGGACAGTCTCTTTCAACTCAACAGGCTATGGATCGCTTTGGTTTTGCTTCGTCAGAATCAGTTCGTTCTGCTGTAAGGCGTCTTCGCAGCATCTATGGTCTAAAGGTCGAGAGCAACACTACCGTAGACAAGCGTGGTAATGTCAAGTATAAGTATTCTATTGGCTAATCAATAGAATATAATTGACAATATAAAGAGGTAGGACGACAAATCCTACCTCTTTCTTTGAAAGGAACATAAGTATGAATGATCGTGAAATTTATGATGCCATTTATAATGACGTGGTTGATATTTTTGCAAAATATACACGTCTTCATGATGACAATGAAATTGTCGATGGTGAAATGACAGTAACAGATGATGCTCTTGAATACATTCTAAGGTCTGTCGCTCATGCAGCAAATGATATGCTTGAAAAGAAGCATCAGTATTTTAATGATGGGGTTCCATCCTACACACTAAACTAGGAATCTTCGATGGAAGAAAGACAACTTGTCGATTGTATCAAAAGAGAAATGGTTGCTATTTTCGATGAGATAGTCGATACATACGAAATTGACAACAAAAAAGATATGATAACAGCCATCAGTGCGATCCAGGCTGTTATCATTAAACGATATATTGACAACATGGGTGAAAAAGAAACAGCAATGTTTTTTTACAGTATTGCCGATAGAATCGTCGGTGATATGGTAGATAAAAAAATAAAAAAAGGTGATAAATAGTGCCAAATGATCCAGACACATCTGCGGTGTATACAAACAAATATGGTATGTCCAACAGAGTTACATCATTTAGATGTTCTGAATCTTTGAGAAATAGACTTTTTGATTATGCTGCATCTGTAGGAAGAGACCCATCAGAGATTATACGTGAAGCTATCGCAGAATACTTAAGAAATAGAAACACAAGACCAGATCAAAATATTAATTTGAATCTTTCAGGTTGGTCTGCCAAATCTACAAAAATTTGAGGTTCAAATGAAAGAACTTGAAAATATAGAAACAAATTCAATGGCGGGTGGATTTGATTACGATTATCAAAAATTAATAGATGTTGTCATTCAGTTGAATGAAAGGTTGGAAAGGTTAGAAAGGTTGACACAAACAGAAATAATGATTCAAAAGGTCCAAAGGCCAGAACCTAATACCGGATATACTTCTTATTGGGTCAATACATCGATATATTCTACTAATTCATACTATATTATAAAAGGATAAAGGGAGTTTTAAAACTCCCTTTTTTTATCTGCAAAAATGCTTCTTATATCTTTTAAAGAACCGTCTAGTCTCTCGACTAAAAATGATACTGCACAATGGTTCATTTGATTTTGCAACCTCATATTATCATCTTTAATTTTATCAAGCTTGGTTAAAACACTATCCAAATTAACTGGCTGTTCTTCTATGAAGTTGCTGTTTTTCAATTTCTGTCTCCTGAACCTCGTTTACCGATGTTATATTTGGCGACCAGTTCCCATTCATTTTTTTCTTTATGATTAATGATTTTAATTTGAGACATAGGTGCCTGTTTATCTTCGATTAGGTCACGGTCGATAATCTTTAATAGACCCCAATCTTCTAAAAGACATGCAATTCTGTTTCTTCTTGCCGTATCGTCATCTGAGAAATTTGTTGGCTTTCCATCTAATGAAAACATTTCTTTAAAATGTACGATATAATATTTACCCTGTTTATGAAGGATGTGACAAGACTGATATAGCTTTTTCTCTTTACGAGAGGCAATACCTATACGTGTAAGGGTTTCCTTGATCTTTAGAAAGTCTTCCTGCTCACCTATCCTCACTTCAATTAAAGAATTTAAATCAATCATTTACTTGTCCACCTTTTTCTAATTTTCTTCTTATTTCATCTATTTGACTCTTGGATAAGATTTCCAAAGCCTCTTTGGTCCTCTGATCATTATATTTATAGTATTCTTTAACGCAAGAAAAGTCATCTGAATGTATTGATTTGAACCACTTAGAGAATCTTCGACGTGGATTTATACCATAAAAGAAGAAATCATGCTGCATCTTCTTGGAAATATGATAACTCATATTCATTTCGTTAGAATACATAATAGTATCAATGAAATAAGAAAGACCCCTATTGATCTGATAGGGGTTATAGTCAGCAGGTGAAAGAGTAGTCTCCATAAGATAATCCTTATGGTAGTTGATTGAATTTAGATATTGGAATAGTGGCTGCTCACGCTTGATTGCCTGTTCCATCAATAATCTTCCTTTTCCATAGCTCTATGCCAATATCGTTTCAAAATGGAAAGTTTATCCTCTTCAGAATATGATTCAGGTATTTTACAACCCTTCACCTTCATCCATATGATTTCTGCCATTTCAAGATCAAACTTTTTACTTTCTTGCTTCTTCTTCTCTTCTTCGTCCATTACTTAAACTCACAATCTGACATAATTTCTGCCATACATGCAGAAAGATTGATCTCATGGTTTGCCACAAACGCCGCCTGATACTGATACTTTGCCAAAATAAGAATTAGTTGAGGAATTGATCTGTTAGAGAAATATTCATTAGAATTATTATATAGATCAGAAAATAATGTATCTGTGTCATTATTTGTGTTTTCAGCAACCCAACGCCTGACCTCTGTGAAGTTCTTATCTTTCATAAGATCGACTAATTCACGATAACCATTCTGTGTGAAGTTAGAAAGAATACCTGTATCAATCTCACCATTCACAGAATATCGCTGAAGTTCATTCAAAACACGACGAAAATCTGGAAAGAATTTCTCAATGATAGCAGCAATAACTTCTTTAGAATACTGGATATCTTCAGTTTCAAGAATAGAACATACACGCTTGAAAAACTGAGAAGCTAATTTTGGTATATCATTCTTATCAAGAGTAAAATCGATCACAGAACAACGTGAATGAAGAGGAGGAATAATCCTGTTCTTATAATTACAAGTTAGAATAAATCCACAATTCTTGGAGAATTCCTCCATGAAATTACGTAGTGCTGGTTGTGTAGAATTTGGGTTGAGATAATCAGCCTCATCCAGAATCACATACTTTCTTCCACCCGAAAAAGAAACAGCAGAAGCAAACATTTGAATATCGTTACGAAGAGTATCGATATTACCATTCATACTACCGTTGATAATAGTATAGTCTGCTTTAATCTCATTCAATAATGCCCGTGCAACTGTTGTTTTACCAACACCAGCAGAACCAGCTAGAATAAGATTTGGAATGTTCTTTTGCTCTACAAACTGATTGAATGTAGCTTTTAATTCAGAAGGAAGAATAGTATCTGAAATTGTCTTTGGTCGATATTTCTCAACCCACAAATAGTCCTTCATACTTTGTCCTTTCACATTATCATAATAAAATTTCGAAATTAAAATTTCGAATGATGCTCTACTGCAATCCAATACTCAATATCAGGATGTGAAAGATGTGCAGCTTGTGCAGACATCTTCACTTCATATGTATTTGGTCGAATGATAAGATTTTCTTTTCTGAAAAATGCTTTGAAAACTTTGTCTGTTTTACCAATCACATCACTATATTCAGAACCTGATCTCTTATTATCGATAACATTAATTGTAATATTATCACCATCACCGATGATGGTAACTTCATCTACCTTAAAGATACCAATAGCCTTTGTCAATTCTACAAGTGTCTTTTCAGTTAATGAAAAAGATACAATAATGTCTCCAATTCTAATAGTATCCGGTGCTTCTTCAATAAGAGACATTTCAGAAAATACATACTTGATAGACCTTGTATCATCTTCTGATGTAATCTTTACATAAGATTCACTTTCATCAAAATTAAGAACTGGATTCTCAAACATCGAAAGAACAGAAATAAAGTTTGAGATGTCGCAAAGACCGAATGTCTTATCAAAAGACTGTTCGATCTTTGCCTTTGCCATCATTGTCTTATTGGAAGAAATTGTCTTTAGAACATTTCCCTTCTCAATAATGATTGATGGATGAATAGCCGAAAAGTTTTTCAACACATTTAATGTGGTAACATCAATATTCATAATATATCCTTTTCAATTATATAATTTACTTCTTCTTCTTTTTAGGAGTAGAAGTACTCTTTCCACCTAGATTGTTAGGATCGGCTGTTGCAGAAGCACCAATAGAAGCTAGATCAGCTAATGACCCACCAAAGATATATGTGCCTACATGCTGCATCTGCATCCATGGGCAGAACCATGTCTTTAGACCGATTTCCTGAACCTTCTGACAGAACCAATAATCTTCTGATAGATAGCGTTCTGACTTTGGATCAATCTCTGCCTGGAAATACTGCATAATCTTTCGTGTGCCATCAAAATGCTCTGTGCGAACATGATCTGGACGATATGCATACTGAGGAAATGCTTCTGCGAACTTGTTAAAAGTATTCTTTCGTGCCATCATGAAACCAGTTCCAATTTCAAGAACTTCTACAGGCTGACCTAATGGAATACTGGTAGCACCGCCCTTTGGATTGAAGACATAATCACCGACAAACTTCTCCAACACATTTGGATTCTCGTCAGCAACACCCTTGTCAACAGCCGCCTTTACCTTCTCCCAAGAAATACACTTCTTTGGATATGGACCACCAATGATATCGTATTCAGAACCTTCCTTTGATAGTGCCATTAGTGCTAGAACATCATTTGGATTGAAACCGATATCAGAGTCAACGAACATTAGATGTGTTGCATCAGAACGCATAAACTCGTCAACACAATAATTTCGTGCTCGTGTAATTAATGACTCGTTGAATAGAAAATAAAACTGAAGAGGGATACCATAATGTGTGCATAGTGCTGATAAATCAGCAATTGATCTTGCAAACATTCCTGCACACTGACCACCATACATTGGTGTTGCAAAAAATAACTTATTCTTGCGTAATTCTTCTACTGGTACTTTGATTTCCATTGTTTAATCACCTTTTTTGTAATGATCTACATAAAGACACATCAATACATAATGTAATGTCTTCATCAAATCGTCTTTGTTGTTGCCATTCTTCTTTCCATACCTCCACAAATACTTTAATGCAGTATTTCTGAATGTTGGAGTAGACTCACCAAGAGCAATCCATGCATCGAAGCACTCAATACCTTTGTCTTCTGTCTTGTAATGCTCTTGGTAAGTCTTATCTATATACGCCTGAAAGTCAGAAATAATCTGACCTTCCGCATATTTATATGGAATATCTTTCGCCTTTTTCACTTATTACCCCATTCATCTAGAATTTTTTTAATGTTTGGTGGTTGCCAACCTTCTGGCTTCTGAACCTTACCATCCTCACGTCTTAAAACTTTTCCATCAATTAGTTTATTCATATTAGACTGATGGACTTCGTTATAGATAACGTCTAATGGAATACCATAAGATACGGCGGTTCCACAAATAATGTAAATCATATCAGCAAGAGCATCAGCAATCTCTACAATATCATTATCACTTTCTGCTTTTAAATATTCTGCATATTCTTCTACCAGAAGACTCATTCGTAACTCACGTTCTGGTAGATCAGGTAATTCTGGTTTTGAACCTACACGCTGTCCAAAAGCAATATGAAAATCTTTCACTTCATTAAACATATTTTATCTCCAATTAAATCCATTCAGGCTTTTCACGTTTAGTCCACTTATGAAGATCGGACTTTCCGTTAATATAATAGTTACGGTAGTTAATCAAAGGATCACTTGAAATAATATACTTATCATCCATACATGAAGGCATGGGTGTCCAATCATAGTCTTCAAGTTTCTTTGGTGGCGATTGGAGCATATATGACAATTCGCCCTGACATTTATGTGTTTTACCATAACGATGGGTATATTCGCCCATAAGAGCAAACATATGTTCTACCAACCAATCATAATTCTGGATGCTACTGCGGCACCATATAGCAGATGGATGATTGATATGCGTAGCTTGATAAAGAATTGGTTCACGAGCATCAAATAACTCCCATATCTTCTTGCTTCTCCCAGAAGGACTTGTTCCAATACTTTCAATACCATCAAGAACACGGTGAGCGGTGGACAACAGTTGTGCTGATTCAAGAATCATTTTAACAACATGTTTATCCACCATCCACTGTGCAGCTTGAATAGGATCAGCATCGATATAAAAGATGTTCACTACCAACTCCCATCATCAAAAACGAAAGACATTCTAACACAGATAAATTTGAATGTCAAATGATATAATCCAGGGTCCATCTGTGTTGGTCCACCATAATCATATGCGAACCCCCATGTCAATGGATTTAAATTTAATGCTATCTGAATGTTGGAATATCTACAGTATTTTAGGAATTTATTCACGATCTAATCTTCTCACCAAAACATAATAAAGTACAAATGCAAAAAATATAATTAATCCACTTATATAATGTTGCTTCATAATTGCTAAAGACTCAAAATCAAAATATCTCATTTTTTCCACTTTCTTAAAGCTTGATCACGATGAAATTTATTAGCCTGTTGATAGAATATTTTACCATCAAGATGATCTAATTCGTGTTGAAAAACTCTCGCTGACATACCTGTAAATGTTTTTGTAAGAGTCTCACCATTTGGTGTATTAAACCTAACACGAACATGTCTAGGTCTTTTTACCTTTACAATTAAATTTGGATATGATAAACATCCTTCTTCAAGAACAATTGTTTCGGCAGACGGCTGAACAATCTTAGGATTGATACATACAAAATTTTCTGGATGACTTCTCATTGCAAATATTCGATACGGAATACCAATTTGATTTGCAGCCAATCCAAGACCATTTCTTTCGTACATAAATTTAACAAGTTCATGTGCGAATTCAATTAAATCAAAAGGAGGATTATCAAAATCCACCTCTTGACATCTTTCAGTTAAAATAGGATCAGAATTCTTTACTAATTCTATTGTCATTTTAATACCTATGCGATCTTAGAAAAGTTGTGTATCTTTTCAAATTTAATAACATTCTCAAACTTATCAATTATAGTGTCCCTCTTATGTGAGATGATGAATATATTTGTATCTTTGGACAAATTCTTAATAAGTTTGAGAAATTCTTCTGTTCCGTTTGCATCTAATGACGAGTCCATTACTTCATCCAAAATAAGAATATTCGTGTTAATAGAATTTCTCATTTTGGCAATCGATCTCCATGTAAAAAGAATAGCTAAATTAATTCTAAACTTTTCTCCTTCTGAAAAAGACCCATATGAAAATTCATCTCTGTATCTTGATTTAATAACTTCATCAAAGTTTTCATCAAGTTCAAATTGACACATGAACTCCATAGATGACAAATACTTGTTAATAAACTTATTGATAATAGGAACGTATTGTTTAATAATTCTGGACTTAATACCAGAATCCTTCAACATTGTTGCGGCGCACGTATATAATTCCTTTTCATTTTTTAGTTTATTATACTCATCCTTATACTCTTCCAGTTTTTCTTCATAGACTTTTATATCAACGTTATCTTCTGTTTTTACAATATTTTTAATAGAAGACATTTCTTCATTTAGATCATTTATATATTCATTCAATGAATTTATTTTTGTTTTGATTTTGTGCGCTTCAAATTTATTATCACTTATTTGATCGTTTATTTTTATTATGTCTTCAATTTTTTTCTGAACCTTTAGATACTTGTCTATTAGTTGAGATAGACCATTTTCAACCGTTGATATTTCATTTGTCTTTTCTTTTATAGTGGTCTCTTTGAAAGATACATCTATATTCTGTTTACATGTAGGGCACTGATCATTTTCAGTAAAAAAATCAATCTCCTCTTTTAAAGAATCAAATTTATTTTCTATTTTACTTTTTAAAGAACTCAATTCCTTGGACGATAACTTTAATTTATCTAAATTGACAGTCTTCTTTGATAATTTTTCAATGGTATCAGTTATTGTCTGAAATTGAACCGAAAGAGTGTCAATATCTTTCTTTGTCTTTTCGATTCTTTCTTTTTTATCTTCTATTAATTTACTGTTATCCATTTGAATTTTTATCAAATGTTTCTTGGTCATTTCAATTCGTTCTGACACAACAGCAATATTTTTATCACATTCCGACATATCCTTTGTATTAAAAGAAACTTTATCTTTTAACAAAGAATTCATGGTAGAAAATATTTGAAGATCAAGCAAATCTTCGATTATTTCTCTTCTCTGTGCAGCAGTCAATTGCATGAATGGCTGATATGTCGCTGAACCAAGAACAACAACCTGACAAAATGATTTATAGTTTATCTTTAGTATTTGCTTTTCTAAAATATCTTGATAATCTTTACTTTCAGCAGATTGATTTAATAAAGAACCATTCTGATATACTTCAAAAACAGTTGGTTTTATACCTCTGACAATTTTATATTCTATCTTGCCTATAGAAAACTCAATCTCTACTGACAAACCTTTTTGAGTAATTGTATTAAGAAGTTGTGGTTTATTGATTTTCCTAAAAGGCTTTCCGAACAAAGCAAAAGTCAATGCATCAAGAATAGTTGACTTTCCAGCACCATTCTCTCCTACAATAAGCGTAGTATTATGTTTATTCAATTCTATTTCAGTGAAAACATTCCCTGTTGATAAGAAATTTTTCCACCTTAGTTTTTTGAAATAAATCATTTCTCACCAAATTCCCATCCATAATTCTTTTTACAATCAGAATTAGTTATTGAACCGTCATAATATTCGTCTTCTAATTCTGGAACATAAAACCCTAGTAGACCATCACCATCCCAATGCCACCCCACTTCAATTCCATTAGGGTGCTTGAACCATTCAATTTCTTCGAATGCATTTTTTTCATCAAACCCCCAATAATCATCTTTATTCTTTGGATCATAATCACGACCCCAAAGTAATTTAAATTCTCGTGGTGTGACTTCTACCTTTTCAAATTCTTCAATTAAATCAAAACATGAATAGCAACCATATTCATGTTTGAATGCCCAACTCCTAAGAATTTCACCAATAGCGTCTGGTTGGTTTTTACTGATAAGGCAATGTTTTATAATAATATCATCAAGTACAGCCACAATAAAATCTCCTGATTATTCAGTTACCACACGTTTCCAATCACCATTCGCAGTCTTTAACCAAAGATTACCATCTTTACCAACTGACATAGATACATGTCTTGTATGATCTAATTCAGGTGCAGAAAAAAACATATTAGATGATTTAGTTTCTCTCTTTTTAACAAATCCTATTCGAATAGTACCATTCATATCATCTTCTGGTTTTTCGTCTTCGTTTGAATTTCTAATAATAGAAGCACCAATGATTGCTGGCGCTAGAGGCAAGAAAGCAAATAGTTTACGCCTATCCATAATATCAATCCATTTCAATAATTGCTGATGGGTTTACACAAATGTTAGGTGCATATATTCCACCGGCTGCTTCGCATTTCTTTGACTGAAAATCATATAACCAAATTAGTCCACCAACTAAAATAATTGTATACAAAACACATCGTAAAGGCATAAATCACTCCAATGTAATCGCTTCATTATATAGTTCTGTTATTATAACATTTAATTGTTCTTTGTCAATACTCTCAGATTGAATTTGTTTAATAAATCCTCTGAATATAGACAAAGTATCTTCTGCTTCGTTGACAATATTCTCGTCATCTTCCATATTTAAATTTAGATGGTCCTCTACAATCTGTAAATCTTGTGGGTCCACATGCTGTAGTCTTTCAATAAAATTATCAAACCAATAAGGATTGTCTTTATTTGAAACAATAACCTTTACAATTCTGTTTCTGTATTGTTCGTAATCGAATTTTAATACCGCCTCGTCAAATGTTTTACCTGCATCATTATACCAAATTTTAGCAAACATCTTATAAGGATTTTCTATAAAGGCCAGTTCTCTAGTCTCTGTATCAAATACATGAAATCCTTTCGGATCGTCATAATCCGCCCATGTAAACTCAGAATGACAGCCCAAATAAGATATACAGCCATCAGTGGACCTATGGTGATAATGGCCAGACAAGACAATATCAAAATTCTCAAAAATCCTACGATCATGCCCATGCGAAACAATAGACCCCTTATACATTTCAAACCCTTGAATTTCTAAATGACCAAATGCTATTTGTGCATCTGTATTCTTTATATTATTCATAGATTTTTCATAGTTTTCATCACAAATCCATGGTATCAATAATACCTTGGTGTTATCAAATATTACTTCCGTTGCAACATCATCATATATATGAAAATTATATCTACCATCGATAAGTTCACGAATTGCGTTTATCTTATTAGTATTTCTATAATAGATATCGTGATTACCAGCGATAATATGAAACTTAAAACCTTTATCACTAATAGGTTGAAGAAAGTCTTCTCTGATTCTATTTGCTGTTTGAAAATTAATATACTTTCTTCTATCAAACATATCTCCAAGATGAACAATAGTTTTGATATTGTTTTTTTCTAAATGAGGAAAAAATACTTCATCTAAAAAATTCTTATTATAATCATGAAAAATTGGGGCGTCTGAACGGACACCCCAATGAGTATCTGTAATTAGTGCTATTTTCAACGATAACCTCTTTTTGCTGGTTTCGTTGGAAACTGGCGATTATTATGTTTATCAATATTCATTGCACAATAATCACGTATAGCTTCCAAACGCATAATATAATTTAGTTTTTCATTTGTATGTGCAGTTGAAGATGATAGTTTCTCAACTATATCCGTAACTGACGGTGGTATTAAATGCTGATTATTCATCTCACTCTCCGTTATCAATTAATTTTTCAAGACCCATGCTCATTTTCTTTTTCTTTTTGACGGTAAGATTTTTCTCTTCAAATGAAGAAATAATCTCGTTTGAAAATTCATTGACTCCTTGGGTATAATAATTTATATCGTTAAAAATCATTTCCATTTCATGTGTCGCAAAAGAATTTTCAAAGTTTTTATGTTTTATATAGGTCTGTTTCTTCTCTTTGGCTATTCTTCTCAAAAATGCATTCCATGCGATCTGAGTAAAATATGCAAACGGATTTTTAGATTTATCTGGATTGAAGTTATCAATAGCAACAATACAGTTTTCAATACCATCAGCAATCATTTCTTCACGAAATGTATAATTGATAAAATTTGGCTTATAAGCTAAACGATTGCATATTAACATAATCGCCTGTCCAATATAGTTGGAGACGATTGGTTTAGGATTATCTTTTTGAATAGACAAATATAACTGCTCATGGTATTTCACCATTTCAGTATATAACGTCTTATTATTAACGTAATTTTTAGCCATTTTTTATCCTATACATTTAATTTAACTTTATATATTTTGTAGTTAAATTTCTCCTCACTATAAATTTTGATTCTTTCTATAAAATGTAGCAATGTATGATTACTTTTAGATTTCCACGAAAAATCATCTGCTATATCATATAGTGTTGCGTTCGTTTTTGTATCGCTTTTTCTTAAACCACGCCCTATAGATTGTAAATTCCTAACTCGTGACTTAGAAGGAGAAGCAAAAATAATGCTATGAAGATTTTTAATATTAATTCCGGTAGAAAAAGTGCCGTAAGAAGCAACAATAATAGCATTTGTCTCATTTTCAACAATCCTTCTTATTTCTTCTCTTTGTTCACCTTCTACTTTTCCAGAAACAAAGAAAACTTTTCGACCTCCAGCTTCATTCTTGATACTATTATATAATATTTCACCATGCTTGTCAACAAACTGAAATAATAAAAGTGTATTTCCTTTTAAAGATAATGCTAAATTTTTAATAAAAGTATTTCTTTCAGGTAATGTAACAATAAAATTTATTTCGTCTTTATATAAAGCTTTTGAAAATACTTTTCTAATCTCATCTGAATAAGAAAGCACTATTGATTTTATATTAAAATCTGCTAGATGTTTTTTGTCTATTAATTCTTTTGTTGTTACTACTTTTCTGACTGGTCCAAAGAGTCCTTCAAGAACGAGGCGGTGGGTTTGAGTACCATCCAATGTTCCGGTAAATCCAAAACGGTAGCGTGCATTGGGTATCTTAGTAAGTATAGAAGTAAGAGATTTTGCTTTGAAGAGATGAGCTTCGTCTCCGATGACAACATCAAAGTTACTAAAGAATTCGCTAGGTAATTTGTATATGCTCTGCCAAGTGGTGATTGTGATTGGTTTTGTTGATCCCTTATCCTGTCCAGCAAAGACACGATGAACGTAAGTATCAGAGTCGAAACCATAGTCAACAAAATCACTGGCAAGCTGACTAACAAGAGAAGTAGTTGGTACAATAATGAGAGTTCTTTTCGCATAATACCTCACAAGTAAATAAATTATAAACGATTTACCAGAGGCTGTAGGAGATACAAGTAAAGCCCGTCTTTCTCTTACAGCATGAACGAATGCATCCAATTGATAATCTCTTGGTTGCATAGTAGGTTTTAATTTCTCTATGAAATCATTAGCTTCTTTTAAAGAAAACTGTTCTTTTGAGAAATCGCTTGTATATATTAATGTATAATCTCTGTTTTTACAAAATTCTTCTACATACGACAAAAGACCATAATATAACAATCCTGTCATAGGGTTGAAAAGGAATATATTACCGTCCCATACGCCACTTTTGTATTGAGGCATAAATTTATAACCAGGAACTTTGAATGTAAAATGATCTTTTAATTCGAAAGCTATTCCTGGTTCTGTAGTAATTTTTATATATGTTTCATTATATTTTTGTACACTTACAACATTCATATAATCACATTATCCTCCACCCATAAATTTCTGGTAATCAATAGCAGCATTGATATTGTAACCCATACTATTTATGGTCTTCAAAATGGACTCTAATGCGTAAATCTTCTCTTGACATGCACCTATATTCAATGATAGGCTTATTATATCATGATCTGCTTCTAAGTAAAGAGGTAGTTCAACCTTTATGATATTACCTTTAGGAGGCAATACCCAACCTTTCTGTTGTGTTTCTTTTGATGGTCCATACAGTAGGAATTCTGTCTTTTCTAACTTTAGAATCTTCATTTTAGCTTCTAATTGTCTCAATTCTTTCTTTTCAATGAGTAACAATCTCAAATACTTAGAATGCAACTGAGCACAATATATAGTAGATTGACCTAGTTTAGTCATATCTACCTTGGAATCTTTATCCCACATATCACATATTTCTTCATACTTCATAATATTCTCCTATTCAATAATAATATATTGTATTAGTCTCTAACAGAATCATTATACCAAGATATGTTCACCCTGTCAAGTGATTTTTTCAATATTGTAGAGAATATATCTGAAGTCTACAGTGGCAGTCATATAATTGACTGTATCTTCTGTGGTTGAAAATACCAATTCAGATAATGATACAGGGAATGCTTCTGTAAATGTGATTTCGTAATTTGGAAGTTTCGTACTATTAAGAATAATTAATGAAATATCTGATCTTAACCCCTTACCTTCCAGTTGATTTTGGTTTGAAAGGGTGCTATACTCATCAAATGATTGAGGAAAGCCAAGACCACGAAGCCAAGATTGCATTTCCAAATAGTTTTTTAAATCTTCATCTACCTTGAACTTAACAGTAAGGAGAGTATAATCTATATGATCGCCAGGATATGGAATTTTTACAAATGGGTTTCCTACCTCTTTTGGTTGAATAGAGATAGAAGGAAGATTGATTTCTTGTATGAAAAAATTAATGTGTGGCGCTCTTTTAATTTGAAACTTAAAATTTAATGGAGAAAGGAAATTATGATTTGTTGGATTTTTATCTAATGCAGTCATCTCATTACCCTTTAATATTTTAAGTATTTATAATAAAAAAGGGGGCTAAAAAGCCCCCTAGTTAACCAGTTTGACACTGGGTTTATTATTACATAAGATTTGAAACAACTACACGACGATAGTAGACGTTTGAATCCTTTGCAAGACCGTCATCTGTGAATGCTGTTGCGCCCTTTGCGAATGGGTTAGCAATCATTCCATAACGTGTCTTGAAACCAATCTTTGGCTGGAAGCTGTCCTGATCGACTGCACGTACCATCTGTAGTGGAACGTATGGGCAATAGAATAGACCAGCATCAAAGGCTGATGAACCCTTATAACCAACTGTTAGATAGTTACCACCAGTGGCATATGGATCGATATAAACACGAAGACGACCATTTAGAACACCAGCAAATGTATTGCCTGTGTCGTCAACCTGTAGATTGTTTGAATTTAGAGCAGGAGCGTAATCAAGAACACCGGCCATCTGTAGAGCAGAAGCAACGTCTGATGAACAGATAACGATGTTACCCTTGCCTCTACGAGTCTGCTTGGCGATCTGGTTAGCTTCACGCTCTAACTGGAACATTAGACCCTTGAACTTCTCAACTGACCAACGGCCATTTGAGTCTGTATCAAGATCGAAGTAACCAGCGGTTGTTGTGTTGTCCTGTGCACCAGCAACGGCTGTGACGTTGATTGTACGAACAACTTCTCTGTTGATTTCAGCCATAATCTCTGAAGAGAGAATGTTTGAAAGTTCTGTTTCGGCGTCTAGACCATGAATAGCCTTTAGGTCCTGGGCTAGTTCCATGGTGTATTCTGCCTTTAGAGCACGAGTCTTGGCTGTAACGGCTAGTTTCTCAATTGAGAATGCCATCTGAGCAAAAGCTGAATTGCTGTCTGTACCAAGAGCTTCAGCCTGTGATGTTGCCATGGCTGAACCAAAGTTATAAACGCCATTTGCAGCAAGATTAGCAGAACCATCAGGGAATGTACCGACATGCTTCTGGCCTAGTGTGTTAGCACCTGAAACAACAGAAGAGAATGAAGTGTTAACTTCATTGTAGAATGTTTCTGTATGTGTCTGGTTGGCATAACGTGCTCTCATTGCGAAAATGAGACCTGTTGGACCTGTCATCTGCTGAACGCCGCAAATGTCATATGCAATTAGATTTGGCATTGCACGACGAACTAGTGAGATTAGAACAGGATCGAATGTATCAATAGCACCTGCTGATGCTGTTGATGAAGAAGAACCCATAGCATTAACAGGAATTGATGATGTCATGGCTTCTGAAAGTAGATACTGAGAATGTGCACCTGACTCACGTAATGCTTTCTCTGTATTCTCTAGTAGAGCAGCAGTTACGTTACGACGATGAACGTCCTTAATTGGTGTAAGATCGGGATGCTCAAGAATTGGCTTCCACTTGTTGTTTAGTTCTTCAGCTAGCATTTATTTCTCCTTAAAGGTTTAAATGTATATTATTTATAAAAAGTTATTTCTTTATTGTTCTAGAGATAGCTAAAGCATATCTTTTCATTTCAGGTGTTGTTACTACTTCTTCAGTTAGACTATTTTCACCTGATACATCTTCGTTAATTACAGATGCAGCAACTGATGTCTTTTCTGTGAAGTATTGTTCCTTAATGATGTTTAACTTTCTTTCGTAAGCAGTTAGATCACCATCAAACTCAATGCCTTCAGCGAGTGAGCGGAAACGTTCTACCTGTGTTAGAGCTAGACCCTCTGAAACAGTATCGAAAACATCTTCTAGTTCGATTGACTGAGCAATCTGTCTTAACTCTACATTTTCGCTAATTGTTTCGTCTAGCTTTTCTTCAAGTTCAGCTACCTTTTCAGATAGTGCTTCAAGAATATCTAATTTCTCCTGTGGAACAGAGATATAATGTTCAGAGAATAGTCCTCTTAGACCTTCGATGAAATCTTCAACTAGTTCGTTACGGAGTGAAGTTTCAATAGCAACTTCATTATCCTTCATCCAAGTCTCAACAACGAAGTCTAAATACTGATCAACTTTTTCTGTTAGATCAGAAACAATTTCTCCAACTTGTTCATTAAGTGTATTTTCAAATTCTTCTTCAATACGTGCTGTCTCTAGTACAACACGAGCATTTACAGCAGCTTCAAATAGTGTAGTGGCCTTGCCCTTAAATTCTTCTGATAAGTCCTGACCAGCAAACATTTCCTCAACATCTTCCTTGACGTTGAGTTTCTGCATTGGCATTTTTGTCTTTGGTCCTGAACCTAATGTTGTATCAATTGAAGCGGCATTCTTTGCAGAATTATCAGGGACACCAAGGTCTTTATTTGGACCAAATACAGCCATTGCCTGATCGAACCACTTGACTAAATCTTTCTTTGGCATTCCGCCCATAGCTGACATAACTGATGTCATCATTTCCATACGTGAATGTGGAACTGGACGTGAATTTGGCTTAAGAGTATCAGCAGCTTGTGTTTCAGTAATTTCTGTTTCTGAAGTTTCTACTTCTTCTTTAGCCATCTTTTTCTTCTTAGACATTTCTCTAGCTTCTTTTTCGTGCTTTTCAGCAGCTTCTTTGTTACCAGACTTTCTAGCTTTATACATGGCAACAAGAGATTCGAATCTCTTATTTTTATCAGCTACTTCCATGAGATCGAATTCTTCTTGTGTTAATTCGATTTCCTCACCAAGTACTTTCACGATTTCAACATACTCATCATAGGTTGCTATTGTCATTAAAGTGTCTCCTTAATTTAATTTGAAATATTTATATATTTCTGATACTTAACAAATTAATCAATTGTTAATGAACGAATAAAATCTTCGAAAATAGCCATTTTATTTTGTTCTATTTCATCCATTGACATTCTTTTTAATATCTTTTTATGTTCTTCTGCTTTTTCCTGAATCCATTCACCATTTTTATAAATCCAATCAACATTTTCCATAATACCTTGAACGTATGCACCACGTGCAGAAGGATCAGCGACAACATCAGCAGCAGTCGCTAAATGAAAACCTGGCATAACGACTGTAACACCATCGTCACGCATTTTTGTTTCGCCTAATCCTCTAGTGGAAACACCTAATGTAGCACCTGATTCAAGAAGACCCTTGACAATATTACCCATTGGAGTTTCTGTGACTAATGCCTTGCCAATTACATCATTGCCACTCCATTTTAATTCTTTGATTAAAATACACACACGGTCTAAATTAATTGTTGGACCGGCTGGATGATTCAATTCGCCAAATGCTCTATTATTTTTTACATTTTCTAGTACATATTTTTCTACTACTGGTTCCATCATTCTCTTTTCGTACATACGATTATTACGATTGAGTGTTTCTGTTTGAATAAATGGACCAACAATAAAATGATTTTTCTTACCAGATTCGGTAGTTTCTGTTATGTAACCTACGTTACTGTTGTTTTCTTCTACGATAAGTTTCATTTTAGTTCCTAAATGCTACTGAGACAGCTAACATGTTAGCGCCCTTTACTAAATCTGTTGGTGTTTTTTCTATTATTACTGATTCTGTATTTGAAACAGAAACATTTGCATAAACAGTTCCATTTGCATACGCAACATTTGCAGAAGCCAATGCACCAGTATTAATAATTCTAACTAATGTTGCTGTGGAAACATCATTTGCAGTCGAACCTATATTAATTTCTGGACTTAGAAGTTTAAGAATCATTAGACTTTGCTCCCGTAATTTACATCCACCGTATCACTTGGATATGAAGGATTGGGAACTGTATTGTAAGCAATTGGTGTTTCTGGACCTGTTGTTTCTTTTGTTGGTCTGAACACAACATAATCATAGATAGCATCCAAATCTTGTTTAGCATTTGAAATTTTTGATTGAACCCATGCTTCTAATTGTGCATCATTTTTCATCATCATGTGAAGATGCATTGCTTTATTGGCTAAAGCTTTTAGTTGCGTCTTAGCCATTTCACCTTCATAATCTACTTCAGGAGCATCAGAAGCTTCGTTACTTGGGCATTCTGAAACCTGTGTTTCTTCCATAGCCTGTTTGCGAATGGTGGAAAAATAAACTTGCTTACCTTTTTCAGCACCATATTGCTTCTTCATAGAAGCTTTCATACCAGAAGGGTCATACTTCTTTTTTAATTGTTTTTCTTTTTTCTTTTCAGCAGAAGTCATTTCTTCTTCACGAACAATTTTCTTGTCCATAATAACTTTTTTCTTTGGGTCCATAGATGAATTTGGGCACTTGGACATACCATGAACTTCACACATCTGCCCTGCTTCGCTCATATTACAGTGAGCTTCTTCGTCTAGTTCTGTTTCTTCATTTGCCTGTGTATACATTGTATGTGATTTATCGCCTAAATGACCTTTTGCAGGATCAGTAACAGGCTTTGTAGAGGCAACATGAGTTGCACCAGCAGTTTTTTGCTTTACAGGATAGTCTTTTTCATCTACCTTATGCTGATCAAGAAAATCAGTTTCACCTTTTGATAAGTCTCTACCAGCACGTGGTGCTATAATATCCCTTAAGCTTTTAGGCATCTTCGTTATCCTCTACTTCTAATTCTGTTTCCTGTTGTTCTTCATTTTCTTCATCATCTGTATTTTCGTTATCTACTTCATATTGTGACGAATCTTCATTTTCTTCTTCGTCTTCAACAGGCTCATCGAAAAGTGTTTTTGCTAATTCTAACTTCTTGTTATTAACAGCAACTTCTAATCTATCTTTGATTAGAGTATTAAATGCATCTCCAAATTCAATTGGCTTTTGTTCTAAACTATATAAAATTAAATCTGATGGTTTTGTCACATCACGCTCCTATTATTTAGATGTACCCATTTGCTGTTGTCTATATGTAATCATAGACTTAGCAGATTCATCATTACTTTTTGCGATTACTTGAACTGCTTTTTGCAATTGAGAATATTCGTCTTTTGACTTTGGTTTCTTATCTTTTAATCTTTGATAAGTCATTTTAGCTTTTCTTAATTTTTCTTTGTCATCAACAACAGGCGCACCACCACCGCCACCACCACCCATATCTTGTTGACCTGCGTCAAGTGCAGCACCATCTGGGCCTAGACCCATAGATACGTTTTGTTGTGTTTCGTGTTCTAATTCACTTACGATTAGTTCATCCTCGACTTCCATTTCTTCGTCTGTCTGTTTGAGAATGTGTTTTCTTACGTAGTAATTAGAATAATACTTACCAATTATTTCACCCATACTATTGATTGTGTTTACTCTTCCCATCATGATTTCATTATCTTTTAATTCTGTGAAATATGAATCTTTAGAATAATCAAATACAATTTTATTTTTAATATTTTCCCAATCCTCGATAGTCATTACACCTTTTAGAACTAACTGACGTTCAAGAATTTTTAAGAATAAAAGATTGAACTTTGTTCTAAGTCTATGAATAAACTTACCAAAACGTAATTCTTCACGAGTTGTTTCTGTAGGATTGCCAATACTAAACATATTATTTTTATCTAATCTGTTTAATGGAACATATAAACAAGAGTAAAGTTTTTCTTTAAAGTAATTAACGTCTTCCATTTCACCTAGATTTTGACCGGCTGGAAGTGTGGAGACTTCTGTGCCTCTTCCACCTTCTCTTCTTGGTAGCCAATAATCCTCTAACATGGTCATGAACTTACGATCATCTCTTACTTCACCTGTTGCAGAGTCATAGATTAATCTATTTTTGTGTTTGACCATAATATCACGAACGTATTGCTCTGCTTTCATCTTTGGTAGATTACCTACATCAATGTACCAAAGTCTTCTTTCTGGTGCACGAGAAATGCGGTATACTACTACTGCATCTTCTAATGTTCTTAATTGATTTAAAGGCTTAATTGCCTTGTGAAGATACGAGAGAACCATTGTTCCATTCGTATCAGTAAGGCCAGATGTAACGTGAACAATAGCATCTTTAGCGATCTTTAACCCTGTTGTGGAAGGACCAACTGCTTTATTACCGTAGTTGAATCCTTTATCGTTGAAGATATAATATTCATTTTCTGTTTTAGTAAGAACGGCAGAACTTTGTGTTGGATCACCGCCTCTTGCACGTCTCTTGGAAACTTCACGAATCTTTCTGATTTTTCTAGGATCAACATATCTTAGTTCTTTGATACCATCTTTAGGATTATTTTCATCAATTACAACGTGAAAATATAATCTACCATCAATGTACCAACGTCTAAAAACATCATAACCGTTTACATTAAAATTTAATAAATTCAGAGAAGTTTCAAATTCACTTTCAATAGCTTTTTTTACTTTGTCAGAAAGATTTAGTTCATCTAACATGATTCTGACAATTTTCTCTTCATCAATACAAATTGAATGATTTGTAATTTCATCGACAGCAATATCGATTTCTGGTTGAAGAGACATCTCACGATATTTTGTTACTAGTTCTGCTTCTGTTCTTACTGTGCCATCGAGGTCAACATATGTACCCATAGCACCAGCAGCAGCAATAACCAATGCTCCATCATCCTGCTCTTTTGGAGTGAATGAGGGAGCAACTGGTTCTTGATCTTTCTTTCGCTTAAACTCAAATCCAAATAATTCAGCCATTATAATTTACCTAAAAGTTAGTTTCAAAAAAATTAAGCGGGATTTAGAATTGGTGAATACGCTGGTGTATTTACTGGTTCTGGAACCCAATAATCATATGCAAATGTTGTATCAAATGTTTCAATCTGATTTGTTGTATCCCAATCAAGATTGATTGTACCAATTTCTGTTGGAAATGCACCAACGAAACGGTATGATCTAATGATACCTTGTTCATCAGATGGACCGTCTTTGGCATACTGATCAACAAACAAATCTGTTTTATAATTACCAGTTGTACCAGCAATATTACCAGCAACAGCAGGATTTAATCTATTTGATACTAATGTATTGATTGCATTTGACCATTCTTCAAGAGCATTTCTTAGAAGAAAATCTTCATCATTCATGATTGTAACAGTCCAATCAGTGAATGTTCTATCACCAGCTAATTTAATCTTACGACCAAAATAAGGAACTTCAACAGTACCTAATGTTGAAGCTGGCATTTGTCCTGCTCTTACATGAAAAACTGATTCTTGTTCAGCAGCACTTTTACCTGCAATTACTGCTGGAAAAAATAGTCTTACACGAAAGAGGGATGGTCTTGCGCCACCTAGCGCAAGACCTTGTGATTTAAAAGTGTCAATATTGAAAGCCATTTGTTTTTAACTCCTGTTTTGTTTATAACTATTTATTAGAACTTGCCGACTACTTCTGAGAAGGCTACACCAGTTCTAACAGCAATAAAGTTAAGTTGAATGAAGTTAATTGAACGGGCTGGCTTGATATAGATATCACCGATAAACTCGTTTCTATCAATAACTTCTGGTGTATTGTTTGTTCCGTCACAAACAACCAAGAAGTCAGTGATACCACGACGACCCTGAACGTCACGAAGATATGGCACTACAAGATTCTTGAACTGTGATCTTGTAAAGTCATCATTGAATTCAAATAGTGTAAACTTAGATGCTGTAGCAATGGCTTTCTCAAGAACAATGAACAATCTACGAACATTAATTCTATCAAATGCTGATGGTTTTGCTAGAAGAGTCTTATCACCGAATAGAACTGTTCCCTGACCTGGGAATGTGACAACAGGATTGACACCAGCCTTATATAGTGAATCTCTTTCAGACTTACGTGGATTGAATGCAAGTTTAATTGAATTCTTAATCTGACCACGATTGAAACCAGCAGGAGACCACCATGGATCATTTGTTGAGTCTGTTCTTACACAGAGACCAGCAATATCACCATTTAATGGAATCCAACGATAAACGTCATTATAGCGATCATACATATACTTGTATCCAGAATCTAGAACAGCGTATGATGTGCTACGTAGATTATCTCTAAATGAAATAATTGAGTCTACTTCGTTGCCAATATTTGAAACAACATTACCTTTTTGTGGTGAAATGAAGACAACACAATCTTTACGAATTTCTGCAATATTATCAATAAGATAATTACCTAACTGGAAGTTATTTGACTTACCGGTTAGAATTAGAGAAATATCAATATCTTCTGCTGATTTGAACTTGTCATAAGCAGTTGTTAGACGACCTAATGGAATATTGGCTTCATCTGCACCATCACGACCTAGATTGAAGTTGTATGCAACAACGTCAAGTGTTGAGCTTGTTAGATTTTCTGCTGTATTTGATGTTGCACCAGAAATATCATTGACTGCCCAAACATACTGTGACTGGTCATTAATTACATTCTTCCAGTAATTTGTTGCACCATCAACTGTTTTTGCGTCTGTTGCTCTTGAAATTTCACGATAAACTTCAAGAATTGTTCCTGGTACACCTGTAAACTTACCACCTTCATCAACAACAACCACATGCATTTCGTCTGAATTAACAGCATTATTACCGAAACCAATCTGATAATCAGAAAGACCAACACTTCTATCGACTAGATCAAAGAACTCCCAATATCTTGAAACAGATGTATTTGAAGAGAAATCTGTGGAAAGTTTAAACTGATCTTCAAAGTTTAGTGTTAGAGTAGCAGTGCCAGTAAAGCTTTGTGTAACACCTAGTGTAGCTGAACCATTTGCTACTGTAATATCGGTATTGACAACAAATGCTGTTGAGTTTACAATTCTTGTAATAGCTGCATTTGCTGCTACGTTCATTACTTCAGAATCTGATGAACTAAGAACTAGATCACCTACCATTAGATTAGCAGTTGTACCAGTTGCAAGACTAACGAGAGTAGTGTCATTAGCTGATGTATTTACAGATACAGTTAAATTAACAACATTATTTGTTGATACTGAGCTTACATTTGTAATCTTAATATACTGAACACCAATTAATGTGTTACCAACTTCTAATTTGTCAGTAACATTCATAGCATTACCGACTAAATTAGCCTTTGTTGTAGCATTAGCAGTAGCAGATGTTGTTACTGTAACTTTTGAAAGTGTATGCCCTGTTTCTGATGAACCGGCTGTTATGTTTAATGCAGAACCACCAGATGTAGCAGCAAGTTGTAGTGCTGTTGAATTCGCACCTACAACGTAATATGTAGTACCATTTGCTAAACCACTAACAACAGTATTACCTGCGGCAACAATATACTTAACAACATCACCATTTGCAAAACTATGTGCTGCTGATGTTGTGATAAATTCGGTTGTACCATTAACACCAGATGATGCATTGAATGTTGAATTTGAATAAGAAATATTACCAACAGTATTAAATACAATAGCACCTGTATTTGAGTTTGTGTTTACTGTAAGTGTAGCATTATTACTGGCAAGATTTACAGTTTCTGAATAACCTGTTGAATTGGCGCAAACAGAAATTTTTAGTGAATTTCCAATTTCACCTGGGAATCTTGCAACGAATTTTACATCTTCGTCATCAAATGATTTTGTTGTAAAATGATCTTCATTCTTGACAATCTGTCCAGCTAGATTAGCAACTGTTGCAGTATTAACAACTGCTGAGAAAGCTGTATTTGATAAAAGCTGAAGAGTTGATTTTACAGACTGTCTAAAGAATGTATGACCTGATTCAACTGTTGAAGATGCTGTCACATCGATTGCAGCACCACCAAGAGTGGATGCTACTTTAAATGCGGTTGAATTGGCAGAAACAACAAAATAATGTTCATTATTTGTTAAGCCTGTCAAAGCTGTGTTTCCGGCAGAAACAACATATTTAATAATATCGTTATTAGTAAACCCATGTGCTGAAGTTGTTGTAATAAAATCATTAGTATCAACACCGGTATTGGCATTGAATGTAGCACTTCCGCTTGCAGCAACTGTAAGATCACTGTTTGTTGAGAATGTAAATGCAGTAGAATTTACGATGCTTGAAATTCTTGCGCCATTAGTAACAACACCAGTATTTGAGAAAATAACATATAAATTAGACTGGAGATTTTCTGTGTTTCCAGATGCTAGATATACAGTAGCATCAGCATAAGAAGTATTTCCCTTAATTACAACATCAACCTGTGGTGAAACACCTGTTGTATTAGCGGCACGAGAAACATAAAGTCTGTTACCATAGCTTAGAAATGAAGCTGCTGTAAACCATGTCTCTGGGTTTAGATTTGTTGGTCTAGCAAAACGATCAATTAGAATTGTCTCGCTGTCAACAAGAACTCTTTGATCAATAGGACCCCAACGAAAAACACCTGCTAATGCACCCTCTGTAGTGGATACGGCAGGAACTATAGTCGTAAGGTCAATTTCTGTTACATTTACACCGGGACTGACTTGAAATGGCATTGAAAATCTCCTATTATGAGGAATAAAAAAACGTTAAATTCTTAATTTATTTATAAAATAACATATTTTAATCAACTGCCATCCATCTATCGCCATTATCATCTATAGTAACATTTTCATCGAAGCCATCATCCATAAAACCAAAAGGTAACAATTCTTCAAACAATTCGTCTTCTGACTTATCTCTAAGTTGCATCAAAGTATTTATGTCAACAATATTTCTGAAATAATTTTGATCAGAAACCCAAGAAAATAACACAAGACACATAACCAGATCGTCATGACAACCGACCTCTGCCTCAAAACTATTATTTTTCTTGGAAAAAGTGTTCAATTCTGATATCGTATTATGATCGTTTATTATCAATTGGTTCTGTTCAATCAAAAGCTTAAGCATTGAACACCCAATCGATTTGACATTTTTAGTGGTTCTGATACCTCTATCTACTTGACTTTTAAATCCAGCAGATATTTTTTTACCCATTCTACCATTATTTTCTGTATACATTATATTTTCATATTCAAATTCATAATGTAAAGTATCGGCAACCTGACCGCCAATATCATTAATTTCTACTAAAACACTGGCATTATTGTATGTTTTTGCCATTGTATGTATTATAGAGGCATAGTCAGCAGGAGTTGTCATATTATCTCTATATGCACATACCTGTATATACGGCATTTGAGATACGTCTATTATTTGAAATGCTGAATAATCTAGACCTTTACCTCTGGAAACATCGACCACGCATATATACACATGATTTTTTTCTGGTTTTATATATTGACTTAACCCATTGTTTTCATTCAATGGTGTCATATAAACCAATTCTTTTAATTTCCAACCAGCAATAAGTGTGCCAGATGAACCTAAAAATTCTACAGCATATTCTTGGTCAAATTTTTCTTGATCGTTACCCATGGAAGCAAGCGTATCTTGTCTCCATTTTTCATCTCTACCAGGAACATCTTGCCACATAACCTTGATAGGTTTATAACCGTTTGTTCCTCTTTCAGCATCCACCCACATTTTATGAAAATGATTTAACCCATTCGGTGTCGATACCAAAACTATCTTTGATGATATACCGGAAGAAATAGTTGGATAAACTGACGTGAAAAACTCATCCCAATTTTCAATAAACGCTGCCTCATCAATAAACAATAAATTAATCGAATAACCACGAATGGCGTCAGAAGATGTCGCTGTGGCAATAACTCTTGAGTTATTTTCTAGAACAAATGAACCTTTGTTCCATTCTACGACACCCTGTTGAAGCCATTTTGGAAGATGTTGATACGCTAATTGAATACGACCAAGGATTTCTCTTGCTGTATCGCCTTTGTTAGCCAATAGAGCAACAGTTTTTTCTGGATGAAAAATGATATACCAAAGAATACCAGCAACAATAGCTGTGGTTTTACCTGCCTGACGAGCAGTTGCAACAATAGTAAATCTGTTTTCTGCTAGAGACATAACCATATCTTTTTGATATGGATACATTTTTATAGGTACTAAACCTTTATCAACATTGACAATTTTAATATATTTTTCACCAAAATAAACAGGATTTGATGAACACTTTATATATTCTTGAACTAAATCAGGTGTCCATTCAATAGTTTCATTTGATCTTTTTAAAAGTTGATTACCGTTATACCCCTTATCGTTCATTTTTATTTAAACTTTGTATCATTTTTTGAAGTTCTGCGGTTGAACCGACAAAAAGATTATTGTTAATTGTTTTTGCTTTTTCATTATGTGGTTCGTCTTTTAATTCTATTTCTCTAATTTGTTTTTGAAGTGTCAACAAATCTTTGTTTGCATCAACTATCGTTTTCATCAAATTAGATAAGACTTCAAATGCTCTTGGATGTTGAGATGATTCGGCTATCTTTGCCAATTTAATTAAAGATGTTTGGCCTACATCAATAACTTCGTAAAGATTTGCTCTTGCTTTTTCAAAGTCATTCTGTGCAGAATCGTCATGACCTTTAGCTTCTAATTGGTCAATAAAACTAGTCACAGGCATCATATTCATTGCATTTGCAATAGGATCATTATTAGCTTCATCTGTCATTTTAATCTCAAATCAATTTGTTATTATCTACGATATATCCAAAATCATCATCGACTTCTATTTCGTCTATTGAGATAGACAAACTTGCATTAGAAGTTGGTGTTCCGTTTGCCGTTAGACCTGGTGTTATTACAGTATACTCAAATGGATCATTATCATCAGATTTAGAACCAGCATAAAATACTGTATTTGCATATTTGATAATTGGACCTTTCTTCACAGGACCATATATGTAACCTTTTAGTGTGAAGTCTATAGTCCACACCAAAGCCCTTCTTTCAGCAAAATTGCCATCATAACTATCTTCTATACTTATATTATCCAAAACTACAGGAATATCCATATTGATATTCATTTCAGGAATTAGTTTAACTGTAGTTGTCCAATCTGGTGTAAAGAAAGGAAGAATTTGTTCTGAGATTTTAGTTGCATCTTCCGCATTTTTCACATAGATGTACAATTTAAAATTAAAATTATATGGAACAGGATTGTATTGATACTTTAATTTTTTAGTTGTAGTTGAATCTTTAATAACAGTCCTGCCAATTGTATGTAATTTTCTTCCTCCATCATATGTTAAAGATGACATTTCAAATGACATGCGAGGAAGAAGAGAAGAATATGGTCTGTTTATTTCAGGATCACTATCAAATCTTGCTAATATTTTTTCTTTTGGAGCATATGATAGTGGTACTTTTAATAATGAAACAACATTACCATCTTTATCTTCACGAGTAATTCTTACATCATTAAACAATGTTCCAAATAAAATTACATATTTTCTTATTGTAGAAAAGTACCATGTATGTCCGAACATTAATAAGTGCCTGTTTCTGAGAATGGGTCTTTTTCAGTGAAATCCAAATAGTTATCAGATTCTTGTTGTATTTTATCGTTGTCATTATTAATATCTATATTTGCCATATTGTATTTTTCTGATACAATATAGTCATCATCTTCGTCTCGTAGATAAAATCCATCCTCTGTTTTGATAGCATAATCAAGAATATCAAGAGAATAGTTTTGTTGAAGTTTATCAATAGCTTCAATACCAGTTGAGAAACGTTCTGACGAGTATTCGAATAATTCACATGTTAATTCGAATGTTGGTAATGAACCTAATGGATAAAATATTGGTTTATTATTTACAAATTTAATTTGAAAACATTTATCATTGAGTGGGAAATAAATTAAGTCGCCTTCTCTTGGTCTATGAAGTGTCTCTTCTTCATACACATCTACTTCTTCACTAAACACTCTTGATGCAATAGTAAAAGTAATCTGGTCTCTGATTTCCAAACCAAATTTAGACATGAAATTCTGATCGCCACCAAACCCGTCATAAGAATTAATATACATTTCTACTTCATATGCTGTATCAAAATAGTTCTCTGGATCAGCACCATATAATTGATCACGATTGTCTGATCTACGTGGAAGATAAAAAACATCATGACCATAAATTTTTATTGACTCGATAATTAAATTTTCGAGTAAATTTTGTTCTTGACTATTTTGAAAATTATTGAAGTAAAAATTTGTAGCCATTGTTAGCCAATCATGTCTGTAACAGGTAACGAATAACTACTTATCATTTCTTGTCTAAGTTTTTTAATTTCTGCTTCTGCCTCATCAAAAATTTGTTGACCGTTGAAAGTCAAACCACCAGGAAGTTTCATATTATCAAACTTTTTAAGATTATTACCCCATTGACGTTTAATTAAAGCTGTGGCATATTCTAACAACCAACGATCATTCCATGCGTCTATATAGACATCTGGATCAATAACTTCATATGCTTCTATAAGAAGATAATTACCTTCATTAATTTTATCCCAATCCATGTCAATGTATAATTTATCTGTGTGTCTATTATATCTTAGTGGTTGTTTTCCGACAAGAAGATATTCAAGAAACTGAATATGCTGAATGGCCATGTAATATGGAACCATTGAAACAGAAGTCAACGTATAAAGATCATTTAATGCAATTTGATATCTAATATTAAATAAATTATTTGTATTTAAAGTACCACCAACATCAAAAATATTTACAACGCCAAGAATATTTTCAGGCATTGTGATGTATTTGTCAATTTTATTATTGGCTGTCACTTGATGTTTGTAATAAATCTTTTCTGAACCGTCAAAATGGTAATCCCAATAATACTTTAAAGCTTCATCAATACGATCATCTACTTGATCGTCGTCAACGTTAATTTCAATAACTGGTTTACCTAATGCTCTTAGGCAGTATTCTTTGAATGTGGCTCTTGTTGTTGGGTTTGCCATAGGTAATTCCTTTTTTAATTATTTATAAATTATTTAATTACCCAAACTCTAACTTCACCACGTGCACCAACATAACCAGAACCGCCGCCACCACCGGGAATAATGCCTGTAGTTTGAGACCCGGTTCCTCCAAATATTGATGTTCCAACAGAAGCACCGGGACGACTACCACCTGTTCCGCCATATATCGAGTTTCCACCTGTTGTTGCTCCTCCACCACCGCCGCCAAAAATAGAAGCACCAGTAGCACCACCACCACCAAAAGTTGAAGCTGACGTTCCTGTGCCTCCTAAAGGTGCACCTCCTTGGGTCGCTGCACCAGCTACATTACCATCTGAGAGAATTCCTCCACCACCTCCTGCTGTTGAGTTAGACCCACCACCCCCACCATACGCAACATATGTTGATGAAGAGTTTGCAACAAAACTTGTATTACCACCCTTACTGTTAACGCCTCCACCAGACCCAACGGTAACAGCGCATGTTGAAGCAAAGGAACTCAAGGAGGCAATGCCGATAAAACAAGCTCCACCCCCACCGCCATTACCTGTTGTTGTGTTATCTCCACCACCACCACCTGCCCACATCATAATAAGTACTTGTTCATTACCAGTAAGACCTAATGTTGTATTAGCATTAGGATTGGTCCATGTTCCATTAGCAGTAAATATTTGTGTGTTAACAATAGCACCATAAATTGGTCCAGTGATAGTTGCTCCTGATAAGACTAATGAAGGAACAGAAACAACAGAAGAATTTACAATAGAATTACCAACAGTAATTTGAGAAGTGTTTATTGAGACAGCACCTACTGATATAGTATTTGATAAAGTTACAGTATTAACTACAACACTACCAGATATAGTTACGTTTGAAATATTTCCGTTTGAAACGTTTAAAGTTGACATCTGTTATCCTACCTTATAAACCCAAACACGGACTTCTCCACGAGCGCCAACAATATTTGTTGTATTACTTGAACCTCCACCACCAGGAGCCGATGCAGCAACTGTTGCGTTTGCACCCCTTCCTCCGAAAACTGAAGTAGCGACGGGCGTATTATTAGTTCCTCCCGCTCCTCCAAATATTGACGATCCTGCTGTTCCTGCGTCTCGGCTTCCTCCTCCACCTCCATATACAGATCTTCCCGCAGAAGTGTTTCCGCCAGAGCCGCCTCCACCGCCTCCAAAAGTAGAATCTGTAGAAGTAGAACCTCCTAATGGACTGCCTCCTGTACCAGCAGAAGAAGAACCTGCCGAAAACCATCCACCACCGCCGCCACCTAACTGCCCGCCGCCAGCGCCGCCGCCCCCATAAGCGGATATAGAAAAAGTAGAATTAGTCCAAAATAAAGAAGTTTGACCAGATGCACCACTAACGGCTCCACCAGAAGCAATATACACATTACACGTTGCGTCACATTCCGATGCTAGTTTATGTACTATTACACAAGCACCGCCTCCTCCGCCAGTGTTAAAAGAAGTATTCCCTGCTCCACCACCACCCCAAATCATAATAGTAACAAGATCATTGGCAGTGGCACCAGCAGGTTTAGTCCATGTGTTCCAACCAGTAGTGGTAAATACTTGATAATCTAAAACTTTAGGCGATGTTGAATTAGAAGTTACACCATTAATTGTGATTGAGTTTGTAGTAAGAGCAGTAGCATTAATAACAGAATTAACAGTAGAATTTCCTACAAGTATCGCTGTTGAATTTATAACAACATTCGACCCAATACTTATTCTTGTAGTGTTTGCTGATATGACAATATTACTTGTTGCGTTTCCAACAGTAAGATTATTGGTTGAAACACTATCTGAAATTAATACGCCTGTATTTACTGTTGACATTTATGAAAATTTCCTTAAAGTATAAACAACTACTTTACCATTAGCTCCTGTGGTGTTTGTTAACCCAGAACCTCCTCCACCAGGAGCAGTTGCAGCAACAGAAGAATTAGCACCGAATCCTCCGTATACAGAAGTGCCTCCAGTACCAGTAGAACCAGCACCACCTCCACCACCATAAATTGATGCGCCACCAACAGAAGAAACAGAAAAAGCACCACCACCGCCGCCATAAATCGAAGAGCCACCCCCCGAAACTGATGTTGATCCTCCAGCAGCGCCTCCGAAAGTTGATTGACCATTAGCAGTAGTGTTACCTAATGGAGCGCCTCCATTTAGATTGGTTCCAGCACCAAGCCAACCACCGCCGCCACCTCCATTTATAGAGTTTGCTGCGCCGCCACCATAAGCAGTTAATGTTCTATTTACGGAATCAAAACTAATACTATTTCCAAAAATACTGCTACCACCAGCAACACCAGGACTTCCACCAAGACCAACAACAACACTAGCAGTAGAGTTAACTTGTGTTGACATATAAATTCCATAAACAAAAGCTCCACCACCACCACCTCCTGGACCGGAAGTGTTTCCCCCACCACCAGCACCCCACATGTGAACGATTACAAGATCGGCAGAAGTATTTGCAGCGCCAACAGCAGCACCCCATGATGGTTTTGACCATGTGCCATTAGAAGTAAATATCTGAACATTAACAAGTTCTGATGGAAATGTCGTTATAACTTGATTATTGACCGTAATTGATGGTTCACTTATTGTTGCTTTTATTATATTATTTGATGAAGAATTACCGATTGCAATAGCAGAAGAGTTTATATATGGAGACGAATTAACAAACATACCTGTAGAGTTAATAGTAATATTACCAGATAGATTGATATTATTTGATACTACAGTTCCATTTGCTACTACATTTGATACTTGTAATGTTGACATTTAAACTCCTATCGCCATCCAGTAAAATGTTACGTTACCATCAGCGCCATGTGCAATAGTGAACGTTGTAGTATTTGAAGCTGAAATACTATCAGTGCCACTACTACCAGTATTAATAGCTCCTCTTATAGTTATTTGTATACAATAAATAGTAGTAAAAGCTATTGGAAATGTTGTGGTACCAGAACTGTCTTGGTTGATAGTGGCAGTTGTTCCCCATTGCATTAAAAGACCATTAGGTAATCTGGAATAACCATTTGATGCTATCGATCTTGTTCCAAGAATAAGATTATTACCTACAACTTCAACATTACCAGCAGAAGTTATTTTGAAAAGTTCTGTTGATGATGGGGCATTATAAATTCTAAAGTTTGGAGTTGAGCCACTACCGGCGACATCCACTCCATACATAGTAACATTATCGGAAGCTCTGGTTAATTGAATTTCACCACCTTCACTGGTAGCATCTTGTCTATTACTAACAATAACATTTGCACTTAAATTGCCATTAGCCGATATAGCACCTAACGCTGTAATTGATCCATTCACAGTAGCTGATGAATAAACATTCATAGTACCATTTACAATAACGTTTGCTGACACGTTAATAGCAGCGCCAGAAGCTGGTATAGCTATCTTTCCAGCAGTATTATTTCCTGTCTGTAAAGTTAAATCAGTTGTTCCGTTTGCTGTGTTTATAGTCGTAACAGATAATGAACTCATGTTAAATTTCTTCCAAAATTAAAATTCTATCATCAAAACTTAAATCTAGACTTATTGGTTTACCAGCAGAAACATTTCCTACTTTCAAAAAAGTCAAATCTTTATTATTGATTTTCGGTGATCCTCTTAGAACAACTATTCTTTTTTTCTTTTCAGATGCTGGTAATTCCATTTGACATGGACCGTTAATTTTTTCATAATTGAATTTTTTGTCAGAAGGTATTGGATTTATGGCAACCCAATAACCTGTCTTTTCTGTATTTATTCCATAGAAATGTTTATTAAAAAGAAAACTCATATCATATAAAGTATCAGAATATACTTTAAAACTACCGTCATCATAAAATATATCACCTAGATACTCAGAAGAATTATCTTCTGTATATGCATAAAACAGATATATTGATTCACCAATTTTATCTTCGTTTTGAAAGTCATGTCTTTCACCTTTCAATACACCACCAGTACAAATTACCATATCTTTGCCGGTCATCACAAACTGTCTAATCATAATTCTTCCTCATTTATTGGCGGAAACATTTCTGTTGTTATTATATCATATTCTTCAAATAAAACTTGATCATCTTTATAATAATAAATTACAGAATGATCTTGAGGTGTAAATTCTACCCAAAACAAAGGAGGAGCCACTTCAAAAGTATCTTCTCTTATTTCTGCAACTCTTTGACCTAAAACTTCTCTATTATTTCCTAACTGAATTTCATTTGGTGATATCAAAGCAAACATAAACTTAACTCCATGTTATTTTAATTGCACCATTAGCACCAGAACCAGCATTCGATGGCGCAACACCACCAGCACCTAATGTTATTGAAACTGCTGTTCCGACTGGTAATTCACCTCTTCCAAAAGTTTTAGAGGCATAACCACCACCTCCACCTCCAGCCATATTAGCAGTAGATATAGATTGCCCTACTGGTCCAGAACCCCCACCAGCATATGTAAAACCAGCTTGTCCTGATACGTTGGCAGAAACATATGTGGTGGTTCTTCTTGCACCACCACCATTAGATGTGTTTGCACCAGCACCACCATAACTTGTTGTTGTTTTGCCGCCATCCTTTCCTGCTTCACCAGTTTCATTATATGTTCCATTGGTTCCAGTTCCACCAGCACCACCATTACCGCTTACTGAAGTCGTTCCGCCACCTCCACCAGTAGCAGAAACATGAGAACCGAAAGAACTTGTTCCGCCAGTATTACCATTTGCACCATTATTAGCCCCTGATCCACCACCACCCCATATTTGAACAGTCAAATATCTATAAGAAGGAATGGTAAAGTTTGTTGTTCCAGAAGCATTATTGGTATAGCTACCAGATGTTGGAACGAAATTATCTAAATTCATAAATATTTGTTGTGCTATTGCCATATTACGATAAACCTGCGCCAGAAATAATGAATTCGTTTGTAGTTGAATTGATACAAGTAACAGTAGCAAGACCTCTTTGTGCTAATGTTCTTGGACTAGTACTTGTTGCTGTTCCTGTCAAAAAACAAGTAACAGCAGAAGTTGTAATTGATTGAGACGAACCAGATTGGTTATAAATGCTTACAGTATCACCGTTAGCAAAAATATTCGCTGGCACCGTAATACCACCTGTAGTAATAGCAATTAAAGACCCATTATCAATTTTTGCTAATGTATAACCTGTTGTCTTTGGAGTAATAGGAACAGAGCGCACACTACCAAAAGAATCAAAAGTTCCTGTAGAATTTGCGACGAAACTATTCGATCCAGTTGTAGTGATTACAATACTGTTCGAACCAACAACGTGTATTCTATTATTACCGGTTGATTCAAAATGAATATTCGCACATAGTAATGTTGACATATTTATTTCCTTTTAATTATCTTCCTATAGCTAACCAATAAAATGTGATGTTACCATCCTGACCATGATTAAGTGTGAAACCAGTAGTTGATTGTGAAGAAACACCATCTAATCCTGCTCCTGCTGTAGATAAACTACTTTGTGCTGTGATAGAAATATTATAAAGAGCGGCAAAAGCAACTGGAAATGTGACAGATGCACTACTATCTTGGTTAACAAAAACTGTGCCCCATTGTAACAGAAGACCATTAGGTAATCTCGAATATCCACTAGTGCTTATCGATGATGTTCCAAGAGTAAGATTATTACCTACCACTGTCACGTTACCAGTTGAATTTATTTTTAAAAGTTCTGACGATGATTGGTTATTAAAAATACGTAAATCTGGTGTAGATGTAGAACCATTAACATCAATACCATACATATCAGCATTATCGGATGCTCTTCTTAATGATATTTGTCCACCTTCAGAAGTACCATCTTGTCTACTGGAAAAAATAACATTTCCTGTTAAATTACCATTAGCAGTTATACCGTTAGCAGATATTGAACCTGTAACATTGACCGAACCATTCACAGTAGCCGATGAATAAACATTCATAGTACCATTTACAATAACATTTGCCGATACATTAATATCAGCACCAGAGGCAGGAATTGATATTTTTCCGGCGGTATTATTGCCTGTTTGTAAAATTAGATCAACAGTCCCATTTGATGTGCTTACTGTAGTTACTAATAGTGTGCTCATTATATCCTCTTATATAATTACTGCTCTACCGCCAGATTGAATCTCAAAAGTTACACCAGAATTGACTTCAATTACACCTGCTGTTAGAGCATTTTCACCAGCAAGAATGGTAACGTTTTGTGTCATATTGTTACTATTTATTCTAAACAAATTACCTTTATTTGTTGTCTGACCAACTGTACCAGCATTACCTTTATAATAACCACCACCAGAAGCAAAAGCAGCACCATTAATATATAGACCAGTAGAATTAACATAAGCATTTACGGTAGCATTGCCAGCAAAAAATGCTGTTGTATTTATACTGACATTACCTAATGTTATTGTACCAGTAAATGTTGGTGATGCTTTTGGTGCTAGAATATTAACAGCGTTCGAATATGCGCTTTCTGCTTGTGTCTGTGCAGAAGCAGCACGAGTGTTAGCATTAATAGCATTTGTATTAGCATTAATAGCGGAATCATATGCTGTTTTAACAGAACTTGGTGTTGCTGCTGTAGTATTATTTGTGGATGATACTGAATCAATTAACTGAACAATACCTGCACCTATTGTAGTAGCAGAATTCAATCTTGCATTATTTAAAGTTCCAGCATTAATGTTGGTAGCATCCAAATAATAAGATGCTAACTGACCATTGAGTCTGATACTGTTTGCAGAACCAGATGAATTAGCAATTAATACACCACCAATATATAATGATGACGAATTAACAAATGCATTAACTGTAGAATTACCAACTGCATGAATAGATGAATTGACAATAGAACCACCCGTACCAGTATCACCATAAGTTGCAGAAATATAAGATGGTGAAGAAACATGTGATCCATTTACTACAGTTGAACCAACTTTTAGATCAATAGCCGATAGATTAGCAGTTGATGTAGAGTTAGATACTTGTAGTAACGCCTGATTATGTGTAGCATTTACTGTCGAGTTACCAACAAATACTGTTGTAGCATTAGCGTAGACATTTGCACCAACAGATACTTGTGTTGTATTGACTGTTGAAATACCAACTTTAAAATCAATCGCTGATAGATTAGCAGTTGATGTTGAATTAGATACCTGAACAAGTGAAGATACAACTGATGCATTTACAGTTGAGTTTCCAGTAAATACCGTTGTAGCATTAGCATAAACATTAGCACCAACAGATACTTGTGAAGTGTTGACAGTTGATATACCAACTTTCAAATCTAGTGCTGATAGATTAGCTGTTGATGTTGAGTTAGTAACTTGAACAAGTGAAGATACAACTGACGAATTAACTGTCGAATTACCAACAAATACAGTTGTCGTATTAGCATAAACGTTAGAACCAGCAGAAAATTGAGTTGGACTAACAATAGACGTTCCTATTGTTAAACTAGTAGCATTTAGATTTGCTGAACCAGTAGAATTAGCAATTTGAACAAGTGATGCAGTAACAGTTGAATTAACTGTTGAGTTAGTATATACCTGTAGTCCTGTTGCCACAACATTAGCAATAGAAGTAGAGTTTGCTACTTGTAATAGACTTGGATTATGCGAAGCATATACAGTTGAATTGCCTGTAAATACGGTTGTAGCATTAGCATAAACATTAGCGCCAACAGATACTTGTGTTGTATTTACTGTAGAGATACCAACTTTTAGATCAATCGCTGATAGATTAGCTGTTGACGTTGAATTTGCTACTTGAACTAATGAAGATACAACTGACGAATTGACTGTTGTGTTACCAGTAAATAATGTTGTTGCATTAGCGTAGACATTAGCGCCAACAGATACTTGTGTTGTATTTACTGTAGAGATACCAACTTTTAGATCAATCGCTGATAGATTAGCTGTTGATGTTGAGTTAGTAACTTGAACTAATGAAGATACAACTGACGAATTAACAGTTGAATTGCCTGTAAATACTGTTGTTGCATTAGCATAAACATTTGCACCAACAGATACTTGTGTAGTATTGACTGTTGATATGCCAACTTTTAGATCAATCGCTGATAGATTAGCTGTTGATGATGAATTAGATACCTGAACAAGTGATGCCGTAACAGTCGAATTAACTGTTGAGTTTGTATATACTTGTAGACCTGTTGCCACAACATTAGCTGTTGATATTGAATTAGCTACTTGTAGTAATGATTGGTTATGTGTAGCATTAACAGTCGCATTACCGGTAAATACTGTTGTAGCATTAGCATAAACATTTGCACCAACTGATACTTGTGTCGCATTAACAGTAGAGATACCAACTCTCAAATCAAGTGCTGATAGATTAGCAGTTGATGTAGAATTAGACACCTGAACAAGTGTTGCAGTAACAGTTGAATTAACTGTTGAATTGGTGTATACTTGTAGACCGCTAGCTATAACATTAGCTGTTGATGTTGAGTTAGCTACCTGTAATAGACTTGAATTGTGTGTAGCATTAACAGTTGAATTGCCTGTAAATACTGTTGTAGCATTAGCATAAACATTAGCTCCAACAGATACTTGTGTAGTGTTGACTGTTGAAATTCCAACTCTCAAATCTAGTGCTGATAGATTAGCTGTTGATGTTGAATTAGATACCTGAACAAGTGATGCTGAAACTGTAGAATTTACAGTTGAGTTTGTAAACACTTTCAAATCATTAGCTGTTAGATTAGCTGTTGATGTTGAATTAGATACCTGAACAAGTGATGAATTATATGTAGCATTTACAGTTGAATTACCAACAAAAACTGTAGAAGTATTTACAGTAACATTAGCTCCAACATTTAAAGACGTTGCTGTTAGATTAGCTGTAGATGTAGAATTAGATACCTGAACAAGTGAAGATACAACTGATGCATTTACAGTTGAGTTTCCTGTAAATAATGTTGTTGCATTAGCATAAACATTTACACCGACTGATACTTGTGTAGTGTTGACAGTAGAGATACCAACTTTCAAATCTAGTGCTGATAGATTAGCTGTTGATGTTGAATTAGATACCTGAACAAGTGAAGATGAAACAGTGGAATTAACTGTTGAATTGGTATATACTTGTAATCCAGTAGCAATAACGTTAGCTGTTGATATTGAATTTGCTACTTGTAATATACCAAAATTATGTGTAGCATTTACTGTCGAGTTACCAACAAATACCGTTGTTGTATTAGCATAAACGTTAGAACCAGCAGAAAATTGAGTTGGACTAACAATAGATGTTCCTATTGTTAAACTAGTAGCATTTAGATTCGCAGTTCCAGTTGAATTTGCAACTTGAATTTGTGATGCAGTAACAGTGGAATTAACTGTTGAGTTAGTATATACCTGTAGTCCTGTTGCCACAACATTAGCAGTTGATGTAGCGTTAGATACTTGTAATAATGATGCAGTAACAGTTGAATTAACTGTTGAGTTAGTATATACCTGTAGTCCAGTAGCTACAACATTAGCTGTTGATGAAGAATTAGATACCTGAACAAGTGAAGATGAAACAGTGGAATTAACTGTTGAGTTAGTATATACTTGTAGTCCAGTAGCTACAACATTAGCTGTTGATGTTGAATTAGTTACTTGTACTAGTGATGATGAAACTGATGCATTAACAGTTGAGTTAGATGAAACACCAACTATTGTTGTATTAACAGTTACACCGGCACTTCCAAATCCACTACCTGTTGTGTGTGACGCAGCATTTACAGTACCAGTTGTGTATACACCCGTACTATTTGCTTGAACAGCAGACGCAATGTTTGCACTTGTAGTAGCATAAAGAGTTGCTGCATTAACTTGGCCAGTAACATTAGCATATGAACCAGTTAAGCTGCCACTAAACAATGTTGTTGTAATTTGTGAAGAATTAACTACAGTTGTTCCAACTCTTAAATCTGCTGCTGAAAGATTAGCAGTTGATGTTGAGTTAGATATCTTTAGTAAAGCGTTGTTTACAAAAGTATTTACTGTAGAGTTTCCTAAAGAAACAGCAACAGAATTAATAGTAGAATTTACTGTAGCATTACCAGAAGAGAAACCAACATTAGAGAACCAGACATTACCATCATAATTATAGACTAGGACAATATTGGCCCCATCAACAGTAATACCAGAATCATTGGCAGCGGCTGCTGTCGCAGTTCCTTTGCCAATAGTAATATTTTTATCTCTTACATCTAATGTTGCTGTATTAACAGTTGTAGTTGTTCCATTTACAACAAGATTACCAGAAATAACAACATCTGCTGCTGTTAATGTTCCTGTAAATGATGGTGATGCTTTTGGTGCTAAAAGATTAACAGCATTTGCATAAGCATTTTCTGCCTGTGTCTGTGCGGATGCTGCTCTTGTATTTGCACTGATCGCAACATCATATGCAGTTTTTACAGAACTTGGTGTTGCTGCTGTAGTGTTATTAGTAGATGCAACAGATTCTAATAGTCTAACGACACCGATGTCTGTTAGATTGCCACTTGGAAGTCTTGCTAATGCTACAGTTCCTGATAGTAAATTGTCTGCATTTGTATAGTAGGAACCTAATTGTCCATTTAATCTAGTAGAATTTGCAGATGTTCCAGAAAATACAGTCGAATTAACTGTTGCACTTACTGAAGAATTGCCAATAGAAATAACAGTTGAATTTGTAAATACACCATTACTTGTTGAGTTTATTGTGCTAACAGATATTGTATTAGATAAGAAGACATCTACACCATACATATTCCATCTTGCACTGGTATTACCTAGTGAAAGTTGTTGGACATTATTGTTTGGTGTGAAATCACCCTCAGAAATTGCGGTGCCTGTATAGGTAAATGTTCCTTGAACACTAAAGGTACCACCAACATAAAGATTATTAATAATATTAGCAGAATGAATATTTGCTAAACCACTTGTTTCTAATGTTGATAATGTAGTTTTTCCTGTAACACCTAATGTATTAGAGAATGAAACAGCATTCAATACTGTTAAGGAACCATTTGTTGTGATATTTTGACCGATTGTAGTATTTACTGAAGTGTTACCTACAACTAGTCCAGCTTCTGTTATTGTAGTATTATTAGTAGTATTTGTTACGAAAATTTTTGCAGTATCTAGTTTAACATTTGCACCAATACTAACATTACTTGATACATTAACAAAACCAGTGACAGTTGTGTTACCAGTTGCTAATGTATTGGCAATTGTTGTAGCACCATTAACAGTTAGTGTATCACGAAGATTAGTTGCTCCACCGACGTTTGCTGTTGAAGAGACATTTATAAATCCAGTAACAGATGTATTTCCTGTTGCTAACGTGTTAGCAATAGTGGCAGCACCATTAACGGTTAGCGTGTCACGAAGTGTAGTTGCTCCACCAACATTTGCTGTTGAAGACACATTGATGAAACCAGTAACCGATGTGTTTCCGGTTAATAGTGCCCCATTTACTGTAGAGTCTCCTAATACTCTTAAAGACCCAACATTTGCTAAACCAATTGATGATGAGATAGAACCGTTATTAGAAATAGAAACTCTTATAGCTGTTAATGTATGGTTGACTTCTGAAGTATTAGATGTTAAATCGATAACAGAACCATTGTATGTAGAAGATAAACTTAGTCCTGTTGTTGAATTAGCAGAAACTACATAATATGAAGTACCATTGACTAGACCAACATTTATTGTACTTCCACCAGTTCTAATATATCTAACAATATCACCATTTGAAAACCCATGATTTGTTGTTGTAGTTATTGCATCAGCAGTATTAGATACACCAGCACCAGAATTAAATGTTATTGTATCACTTACAACATTCATAAAACCGTCTACGACTGTATTCTGTAAGAACGAATCTGACGATACATTAATAAATCCTGAAACAACCGTGTTACCTGTTGCTAGTGTATTGGCAATTGTTGTAGCACCATTAACAGTTAGTGTTCCACGAACAGTAGTATTTCCACCAACATTTGCTGTTGAAGACACATTGATGAAACCGGTGACTGTACTATTACCAGTGGCTATAGTATTGTCTACAATAGTAGCCCCGTTTACTGTCAATGTTCCAACCACATTCGCCGTGGATGAAATATTAACAAAACCAGTTACAGTTGTGTTACCGGTTGCTAATGTGTTACCTATAGTTGTAGCGCCATTAACTGTTAGTGTTGAACGTAAAGTAGTTGCTCCACCAACATTTGCTGTTGATGATACATTTATAAATCCTGTGACTGTGCTATTACCAGTAGCTACAGTGTTATCTACAATCGTAGCACCATTAACTGTTAGTGTTGAACGTAAAGTAGTTGCTCCACCAACATTTGCTGTTGAAGAAACATTAACAAACCCTGTTACAGAAGTGTTACCTGTTGCTAAAGTATTAGCAATAGTCGTAGCGCCGTTTACTGTTAATGTTCCACGAAGTGTGGTTGCTCCACCAACATTTGCTGTTGATGATACATTAACAAAACCAGTAACTGTACTATTACCTGTTGCTACAGTGTTATCTACAATCGTAGCACCATTAACAGTTAATGTTCCGCTTACATTAGCAGTTGATGTGATATTAACAAAACCAGTTACAGTTGTGTTACCTGTTGCTAGAGTGTTACCAATTGTGGTGGCACCATTGACAGCTAATGTTCCACGAAGATTAGTTGTTCCGCCGACATTAGCAGCACCAGCTATATTTGCTGTTGACGAGACGTTTATAAATCCTGTGACTGTACTATTACCAGTGGCTATAGCATTTCCAACTGTTACTGCACCGTTAACATCCAATGTAGAACGGAAATTGGCCGCACCGCCAACATTTACAACACCAGCTATATTTGCTGAAGATGAAACATTAATAAATCCTGTTAATGTGGTATTCCCACTTGAAACAGTATTGTCTACAATTGTAGCTCCATTAACAGTTAATGTACCACGAAGATTAGTTGCTCCACCGACATTAGCTGTTGAAGAAACATTAACAAACCCTGTTACAGAAGTGTTACCTGTTGCTAAAGTATTTCCTACAGTAACTGCACCATTAACAGTTAGTGTATCACGAAGTGTGGTTGCTCCACCGACGTTTGCTGTTGAAGAGACATTAATGAAACCAGTGACTGTACTATTACCAACAGCAACAGTATTATCTACAACCGTAGCACCATTGACAGTTAATGTTCCACGAAGATTGGTTGTACCACCAACATTAACAGCGCCAGCAACATTAGCAGAAGAGGTTACGTTAACAAAACCAGTTACAGTTGTATTGCCAGTTGCTAAAGTATTTCCTACAGTAACTGCGCCATTGACAGTTAGTGTGTCACGAAGTGTAGTTGCTCCACCAACATTTGCTGTTGATGATACGTTTATAAATCCAGTTACAGAAGTGTTACCTGTAGCTATAGTGTTGCCAATTATTGTGGCACCATTGACAGTTAATGTTCCAACTACATTAGCCGTAGAAGAAACATTAATAAAACCTGTAATATTAGTGTTACCAGTTGCTAATGTATTAGCAATAGTTGTGGCACCGTTTACTGCTAAAGTACCACGAAGATTAGTAGCACCACCAACATTTGCTGTTGAAGAAACATTAATAAAACCAGTTAAGTCGGTATTACCGGCTGATATAGTATTTGCTATTACTGTAGCACCATTGACAGTTAATGTTCCACGAAGATTGGTTGTTCCGCCAATATTTGCTGCTCCTGCAATGTTAGCATAAGAACTAGCATCAATAAACCCTGTAACAGTGGTGTTACCTGTAGCTAATGTATTTCCTACAGTAACTGCACCATTGACTGCTAGAGTTGATCTTAAATTAGTTGCTCCACCGACATTAGCTGTTGATGATACATTAACAAAACCAGTAACAGTTGTGTTACCAGTAGCTAATGTATTCCCTACAGTAACTGCACCATTGACTGCTAGAGTTGATCTTAGATTGGTTGTGCCACCAACATTTGCTGCTCCTGCAATATTAGCATAAGAAGATGCGTCGATGAATCCAGTAATTGTGGTATTACCAGTAGCTAAAGTATTTCCAATTGTGGTGGCACCATTAACAGCTAATGTTCCACGAAGATTTGTTGTGCTTCCTACATTGACAGCACCGGCAATATTGGCTGAAGATGAAACATTAATAAAACCGGTAACAGTTGTGTTACCTGTAGCTAGAGTATTAGAAAGAGAAGTCTGACCAGTTACTGCAACATTACCAATTAAATTGGTATTTCCGGCGACATTTGCAGAAGAAGAGACATTGACAAATCCGGTAATTGTGGTATTACCAAGATCGACTTTTCCGGCAATAGCCACATTACCAGAAATATTCGCTGTACCAACAACAGATAAAGCAGCGTCAGGGCTAGAAGTATTGACACCAACCTGATTAGTATCGCCATTTGCGACGATTAAATTGGTGTTGACAATCAACCCGTTTTTAACGATAAAGTCTTTATCTGCCATTTGGTTCCCTTTCCCCGTTGGCTTTTATTTATTTATACAAAAAATAAATTACAATATCACCAATCTAGAACCTGCTGTAATTATTAGACTATTTCCAGATGCAACAGTATAAGGACCAACAATAACAGTATTTAAAGTAGCACTAGTCTGTAGAACACCGGCTGTAAAAGTTTGTGGATTTGACATACCAGTATGAGATGTGATAAATGTATTTCCAAATGTAGTATTACCAATAGTCACGTTGCCAGAAACATTGGCTGTTCCAGTAACAGTAACTGTCCCTGTAAGTGTTGGTGATGCAAAACTTTGACTTGCTAAAAATGAAGCAACTTTAGCAGCCGTAGCAGAACGATAATAATTATCACCAAATTTAGCCATAATATAGCTAATAGTTCCTGATGAAACATCGTCTGTTGAATTGAAATAGTTGTTAAAAATATAACCATTAGGATCAGCAACAACAATGCGACTAGCGGCACCACTTGTAGTTGATGGATTTAAACCATCAACGGTATCAGCGTCAAGACCTGAACCAGAACCATCATTGCCAGCGTGCCATAATTTATTCCAAGCAGTAGTGCCTGAATTGTTAGTTGCTCTATAATATAATGCATTAGAATCAAAGAAACTACCTGCAAATTGCATAGAGTAATAGTTACCATCATTACTATGCGTTGATGTTATTAAATGATACCAAGTTGCTGTGGTTTCTGGCCAACCAGTGGATGTTTGAGCATTTGATGTTTGCCAAAAACCTGAATCAATTCTACTATTAATAGTATCGTCAGTTCCTACACCAAATCCAGAAGCAGACTGAATAACACGACCTGTTAGTGTACCTCCTGCTAGTGGTAGATAACTTGCTAATTGACTCGTTGTGGCATAAGAAGCCGCTGCTGTTCCGCCCAAGAATGATGCATTGTTGGCAGAAAGCGTTCCAATGTATGTCGCATTTACGAATGTACCTGTAGAGTTAGCAACAATACCAGTATTAGCTAATACATGTACACCTGTAGTGTTTGCTAATAATCCGCTGTTGGCAAGAACACCAACTGTATCAGCGGCAACTGTGATACCATTTGCAGCGCCAACATCTAATGTAACATCACCAGATGTACCACCACCAGTTAAACCATTGCCAGCGGTTACTGCTGTAATGTCGCCTAATGTTATTGATTGCCAATAAACATTTCCAGCAGCACCAGATGTTAATACTTGACCTGCTGTTCCAACACCACCGTTGGCAGTTATAGTAGTTGTACCAAGAACAACATTAGTAGATAATGTAGTGATACCAGCGATAGCGACATTTCCTGATACGTTAGCTGTACCAGTTACTTGAAGTTTAGCGTTTGGTGCTGTGTTACCAATACCAACATTACCACTAGATAATAAAGTTAAAACGGTTGTATTATTTGTTAAGAAACTTCCGTCAGCTAATCTAATATCTAACCTAGTTCTAGAATTTACACTAACATTTTCATATCTAGAAAGATTGAATTCTGCGGCAGCACCAAATGCTTGACCACCAGTACCTTGTCTTGCTAGAAGAAGAACTGGTTTTGGATCATTAAGAGTTGTTGAACTCGTAGGAGTTTGATGAGTGAAATAAACTGTGTTACTATCATAAGCTACAGCATTATCATCACCAACTTTCGGATTTACAGTTAATTTTGTTGCTGGTGTCGAAGTACCAATACCAACGTTACCATTAGAAACAAAATAAGTTCCAGTACCAATAGTAGCTGTATTGGTTGATACAACCAATGACACAGTATTTGTCATTGTAGAGTTAGCAGTAAACGATGTTCCTACTGTATGACTAGAACCATTAACGACACCAGTATACACACCAGTAGAGTTAGCAATAGTAGATGTTCCTACTGTATGACTAGAACCATTAACGACACCAGTATATGTTGGGAGATAACTGGCAATATTAGCACCAAGAGTAGAATTAAGTTGATAAGAAGCCGCTGCTGTTCCGCCCAAGAATGATGCATTATTAGCTGATAATGTTCCGATATATGTCGCATTTACGAATGTACCAGTTGAATTAGCAACAATACCAGTGTTTGCAAGAACGTGAACACCTGTAGTGTTTGCTAATAATCCGCTGTTGGCAAGAACACCAACTGTATCAGCGGCAACTGTGATACCATTTGCAGCGCCAACATCTAATGTAACATCACCAGACGTTCCACCGCCTGTTAAACCGTTACCAGCGGTGACAGCAGTAATGTCTCCTATTTGTGGTGTTGACCAATAAACATTTCCAGCAGCACCAGATGTTAATACTTGACCTGCTGTTCCGACGCCACCGTTGGCAGTTATAGTAGTTGTGCCAAGAATAACGTTTGTGCTAAGAGTTGTAATGCCAGCTATCGCAACATTACCAGAAATATTAGCTGTACCAGTTACTTGAAGTTTAGCATTTGGTGCTGTGTTACCAATACCCGTATTACCACCATTGACATTTAAATTAATATCGCCACTATGATAACCTGTCGCACTAGCATTAGTAGTATATGTCCCAACAAATTGAATTTGAGAAAAATTATTAATACTAGTAACATCAAGATAACCATAATTTATTTCAATTATAGCAACTGTATATTGTGGTAAATCAATATATATTGGTCTATAATATATATTTCCAGATACTAGGACTTCTGCGCCAAGATATATCTTGTGCATAAATGTACCAACAGCATATTCACAAGATAACGTGCCACTATCAACTTGATTATATGATATATTCCATTTGGTTTTACCACCTCTATAATAAGTATTAAATACTGTAATTTCTAAATGTTGTTGAGACCAATTTGTAGTATCACGAGAAATGCGAGCCAATTCATAAGTTGTATTATTAACACCTTGACCACCTACATGAATAACTCTCTTTTTATATGCAGAACCTGCTACACCAGTTCCAAGAGAAATAATACCATTTGCAAATACATTAGAAGTTATAGTTGTATTAGTTCCAGCTAATGTAGTATTACCAGATAATGTGAATGAAGAAGTTGTGTTTACAATATTAGCAGGTATTTGTGCGTAAGGTAAAGTACCATTTGTGATATTAGTGGCATTAAGATAATAACTAGCTAACTGACCATTTAAATACGTTGTATTATTAGCTGATAATGTTCCGATATATGTTGCGTTTACGAATGTGCCTGTAGAGTTAGCAACAATACCAGTATTAGCTAATACATGTACACCTGTAGTGTTTGTTAACAGACCACTATTGGCAAGAACACCAACTGTATCAGCGGCAACTGTGATACCATTTGCTGCACCAACATCTAATGTAACATCACCAGATGTTCCGCCACCTGTTAAACCATTGCCAGCCGTAACAGCAGTGATGTCGCCTAATGTTATTGATTGCCAATAAGCATTTCCAGCGGCACCAGATGTCAATACTTGTCCTGCTGTGCCGACACTACCATTTACATTAAGTTGACCACCTAGTGTTGTTAGGATAGATGTAACAACGGTATTACCAATATCTAATGCAGTCGTGTTAATATAATTGTTACCACCAACATGAATACCAAGTGAGTTAGCCTGAACGACTGATGCTATATTAGCTGACGTTGTTGCGTATAGGGTAGCAGTATTTACTTGCCCTGAAACGTTAGCATATGTTAATGAAGCGCCATTTGCTGTTGTTCCACCAAGAATAGCTGGTGCAGCCCATGTATAACCACCAAAATAAGTTGCATTATTTGCAGTTAAAGTAGCAACATTTGCTGATAATGTTGAATTAAGTTGATATGATGCTGCTGCTGTTCCACCTAAGAACGATGCATTGTTGGCAGTATCTGCAAAACCAGCACTAATCTTTTGCCATGCACCAAGAGCATTGTTTTCAACATATCTAATAGCGATGTATGGTGTAGTAACATTTCTTGGATATGCTATATGCATACCGTATGATCCGGCACCAGTTGCCGGATAATCATTACCTAGACCAACATATTCAGAATAATATTGTGTGGCACTGTTTATATTTGGACCGTTTGTGTTTCCTTGAACGAATCTCCAACCAAAATTATAAGATGGTGAAGTGGCATCAAATGCTGTTCTTGTTCCGTGATTATCACCCATATTATTAAACAGACGATGTTCATCTGTCATATTATCAATAACAGAAGCACTTAATGTTCCACCAAGTGTTAAACTTCCTGTGGATGTAACTGTTCCTGATAATGTTAAACCTGAAACAGTACCTGTTCCAGAGACAGATGTTACTGTGCCTGTTGTTGGTGTCGTCCAATAAGCATTTCCAGTAGCACCAGATGTTAATACTTGACCTGCTGTTCCGACCCCACCGTTGGCGTTAAGTTGACCGCCTAATGTAGTTAAAACAGAAGTGATTACAGTATTGCCAATATCTAATGCGGTCGTGTTAATATAATTGTTACCGCCGACATGAATCCCAAGTGAGTTAGCCTGAACGACTGATGCTATATTAGCAGAGGTTGCTGCATATAATGTTGCAGTATTTACTTGTCCTGTTATATTTACATAAGTTCCAGATACGTTACCAACAAAAAGTGTAGATGTAACTTGTGTAGAATTTACAACTGTAGTTGAACCAATTTTAAGATCAAGTGCTGATAAATTAGCAGTTGATGTTGAATTAGAAACCTGTACTAATGAAGCAGAAACAGTTGAATTTACAGTAGAATTAGTAAATACTTTCAATCCTGTTGGTATAATATTAGCTGTTGATGTTGCATTTGCTAATTTAATAATTGTAGAGTTAGCAACAAGATTTGCTGTAGAATTACCACTTTGAATAACAGTATTAACAAACAAATCACCATTAATAGAAAGCGTATGTGATGGTGATGTGTTTCTTATACCAACATTACCTGAAATTGGTGCGATAGACACTAGACCATTAGCATATACTTCTAATGAAGGAATACCAGAAACATCATTAACACCAAAAAGATTATTGGATAGATCATTGGTAATTGAGAATAACTGTCCAGCAGACCCTTCCCAAGAAAGAGTACCATTGGAATCAGGATAGACATTGAGAGTTATGTCTGTGTTGGCTGTAGTGTTACCTCCAGAATATACTACTTTTGGATCAGCAGTATTTGAACTTCTGTTTGGAGTAATTACGATGTTTTTGTAAGTATTGGCCATTTTTACTCTCTAATTTTTATAATTATTTATATACCAAATCTTCCACGAAGGGCGTTGAAATTTTGTCTTATTTCTGCTGCTGATAAGGCTTTGTTATAGGTCGAAAAATGACCAATTTTATGTGTTACTACAGAACAGCAAGGACTTCTTACTAATCCTGGTGCTGTCGAAGTAAAAGCACTTCCGCCTGTTGGTATTGATCCAACTCCTTGATACACGCCGTTCACATATGCTAATATTTGGCCTGTTGATCTACTGTAAACCCCAACAACATTATACCATAGGGAAGACGAAAGAGTAGAAAGAAAATTGACACTTCCTTCATTATATGTGGCACCATATCCAGATAAAAAATATAAATTATTATTGTTTACTCCATATCTAAATCCATCACTAGAACCAGCATTAGAAAATAAACCTGATTGACCATAATTTGTTGATATCCCTTTAACCCAACAACAAATAGAATAGTCTCCAGTGGTAGTTATCATATTAGAAGCAAAAGTAAAACCTAAAGATGCTGCACCAGATGTGGCTCCTGTTGCCCCACTAAAATCAAAACAAGGTGCTATATCTGTTGAAAAAGGAACATTACCATACATTGTGGCATTATAACCGCCGCTGCTTAAATCTGTCCACGTTGTTCCTGTACCTGGATAACTACGAGAATTACCAGCATCAAGTGATAAAACTAGTTCACTATTTACCAATTCAGGTCCAGCATATACACTCATATTCCAAATCTTCCTCGTAGTGCGTTGAAGTTTTGTAAAACTTCTGTTGCTGATAATGCACGGTTATATATTCTAACTATAGCGATATTTCCATTATAACGATACCCC